CAGATGATGCTTCAGTAGGTGGAGATTTAACAATTACAGGAGCTTCAACAGCAGCTACTTATAACGGTATAGCAAGTAAAACCTTTGGCACATCCTCAATAATGATTGGAGACACAACCACAGGCACAATTGATGCAGCTAACTATAATACAGGTTTAGGTGTAGGTGTTTTTGCAGCTTTAACAAGTGGTGATGAAAATACAGCAGTAGGTACAGGTGCATTAGGTTTAAGTACCACTGCAAGTGGTAACACTGCTGTTGGTAGAAATGCTTTACTAGCAAATACAACTGGTACTCGTAATACTGCGTTAGGTTATGCTACTTTAGATGCCAGTACTACAGGTGATTATAATACAGCCGTTGGGGGACTTGCTTTAAGTACCAATACAACAGCAGATAACAACACAGGAGTGGGTTTTCAAGCTCTATATTTAAACACAACAGGCACAAGCAACGTAGCATTAGGTGCTTTAGCCTTAGATGCTAATACAACAGCAAATAACAACACAGCAGTTGGTTACGCTTCTTTATCAGCAAATACAACTGGTGCATTTAACGTAGCCTTGGGTGCTAATGCTTTAGATAATAACACCACAGCAAACAACAACATCGCAATTGGTTATGCTGCTTTAGATGCTAACACCACAGGTGCAGGGAATGTTGCGATTGGAGTTACAGCATTAGATGCCAATACCACAGCTTCTAACAATGTTGGTATAGGTGCTAATGCACTAGGAGCAAACACCACTGGTACAGACAATGTAGCAGTTGGAGCTGATGCCTTAGATGCCAACACCACTGCTTCTAACAACACAGCTATTGGTGATGTTGCTTTATCAGCAAACACAACTGGTGCTGAAAATACAGCAGTTGGAGCTGATGCATTGAGGAATAATACGACAGCATCTTCCAACACAGCAGTTGGTAAAGGTGCTTTAACAGCAAACACCACAGGGGCTAATAATACTGCTATCGGCAGAACCTCACTAATAAACAATACCACAGGTGGTAGTAATGTAGGGCTTGGTGTTAATTCTTTAGAAGCTAATACGGAAGGAGATAATAATGTTGCTATTGGAGTACAAGCTTTAGATGCCAACACCACAGCAGATAACAATACAGCAGTGGGTCATCAGGCTTTACTAGCAAACACCACAGGTACAGAAAATGTTGCAGTGGGTGCTTTAGCAGGAGATGCAAACACCACAGGTTCAGAAAACACTGCTGTAGGTACTTCAGCTCTATCAGCCAATACCACAGCATCTAATAACACAGCAGTTGGTCGTATGGCATTACGAGTCAATACAACTGGTGCTTCTAATACTGCGGTAGGACATCAAGCAATGATTGCAAATACTACAGGAGCAAGTAACACCGCAGTTGGTAAAGGTGCTTTAGATGCTAACACCACCGCCTCAAACTGTACAGCAGTTGGTATCTCCGCACTTACCGCAAACACAACTGGTGAAAATAATACAGCTGTTGGTGCATCAGCCTTATATGATTCTACAACTTCCACAGCAAACACTGCGGTGGGACACGCAGCACTTTTTGAAAATACTACAGGAGCTTATAACACCGCAGTTGGTAAAAGTTCTTCTGTAAATACAACCACAGGAAATTACAATACAACCCTTGGTTACTTAGCAGGTGGAGATATTACCACTGGAAGTTACAATACAGCAATTGGTACACAGGCTTTGGATGCTATGGCTACAGTAAATAGCAACACAGCAGTTGGATATGCGGCTGGTGGTTCTGTTACTACTGGTTCATTAAACACTTTTATTGGTACTCTTGCTGGGGATAACACAACAACTGGTACGGGAAATCTGGCTATTGGGTATGCTATGCGGACTTCAGCCACAGGAAGTGTAAGAGGACACATTGGTTATAATAACGGAGATACTGGTACAGCAGATTACGCCATAACTTTTGGTAGAAGTGGCACTGACTGGTCAAGACTTTCTTATGGGGGTTCTAGTTTTACCACTGGTTCTGATGAACGCAAGAAAAAGGATATTACAGACCATCCTTTGGGTTTAGATTTTATTAATCAACTAAGAACAGTAAATTACCACATTAAAGCTCCTTGTGATGTTCCTGAAGAATGGGATACTCACCAACCACACGAAACAGAAGCAAAAATAACCACATGGCAAACAGGTATGTTGGCTCAAGAGGTTAAAGCAGCCTTAGACAATTTAAGTGTAGAACCTGAAAAATTTAATGGTTGGGGTCAAGAACCTGATGGCATGCAAACACTAGATTATGGTCAATTTGTTATGCCATTAATTAAAGCTTTACAAGAAGCAGATGATAAAATAGATGCTTTAACAACAAGAATAGAAGCCTTAGAAGGCTAACAACAATAGGAGTATAAAATGGCAACAGTAACAAAAGTATTAACAGCAGCAACCGATAGCGTAACGCTTATCAACGCTGTCAATGATGGTACACATGATGTAACAGGCATGACTCAAGAAGAAATAAACGAAATGGTACAAAGAAATGTAGACCATCTTGAAATTATCTTGGCTTATGCACCAGTAGACGAAGATGATGAAACACCTGACGTAGTAGGAGACTCATCAGATAAGTCTAGCTATACAAGTGCAATTACAACTGGCAAAGCTTACATAACTGATAACAGTTAAAAGGAATAAATAATGTCAGAAAATAAAAAAGTAGAAACAAAAGAAGTCGAATTAACAGAACGACAAAAATATTTACAGTCCCAACTAAACGATCTTCAAAATAAAGAAAATAGTTTAATGTTTCAATTAGATCAAATAAAAGCTTGTCAACAAGTTTTTAATCAAGCATTTATAGAAGAGTCAAAAGAAGTTTCTGAAAAACTTTCAGAAGAGTGATTTATACTATTTTGCAATTAAGTATTGCAATATTTTGTGTTGTAAGTATCGCTGTTTTATTAATGGATGATAATCATCCACTTTAAAAGGAGAAAAATATGTTAGATATGATATTAAACATAATTCAATTAGCACCTTGGATTATTTCAGGAGCATCATTAATTTGTGCTTTAACACCAACACCAAAAGACGATCAAATGATTGGTAAAATTTATAAACTGATCGACTGGTGTGCTATTAATGTAGGGAAAGCAAAAGAAAAATAACTCATGACTACTACAAAAGAAGCTTTAATTAAATTAGAAGCACATGAAAGAGAATGTGCTATTCGTTACGAATACATAGAAAAACGTCTTGATGAAGGCTCTGCTAAGTTTAAAAGACTAGAATTTATTCTATGGGGTTTGTATGGTTTAATTGCAGCTTCTTTAGGTGTAGATAAACTATTGTAGGAAAGTCAGATGCCTTTACAAAAGTTCCTTTTTAAACCTGGAATCAACAAAGAAGGAACAGCTTATTCAAATGAAGGCGGTTGGTTTGATTCTAATTTAGTTCGTTTTAGAAAAGGGCTTCCCGAAAAAATTGGTGGATGGTCTAAAGCAACTGCTAATTATTTTCAGTCTACAGGTAGAGCACTCCACGCTTGGGTAGCTTTAGACGGAACGAAACTTTTAGGCTTAGGAACAACGTGGAAATATTATATTTTAGATGGAGATAGTTTTTCAGACATCACTCCAATCCGCTCAACTGATTTAAACGTTACAACTTTTTCCGCTACTGATGGTAGTGCGGTTATTACAGCTACAGATACAAACCATGGAGCAAGTATCGATGATTTTGTAACTATTAGTAGTGCTGTATCTTTAGGCGGTAATATTACCGCTACTGTTTTAAATCAAGAGCATCAAATAACTTCTGTTCCATCGGCTAACACCTATACGTTTACCGCCTCGGCTACAGCAAATTCTAGTGATACTGGAAATGGTGGAAGTTCTACCGATGCTGCTTATCAAATAAACACTGGTTTGGATGTTTATGTTCAATCAACGGGTTGGGGAGCAGGACTTTGGGGAGCTGGAGCTTTTGGGTCAACTACAACGCTTAGTTTTAATAATCAATTACGTTTATGGTCACACGATAATTTTGGTGAAGATTTAATAATAAACCCGAGAGCAGGTTCTGTTTATTACTGGGATAAAACAAACGGAACAGAAACTCGAGCAGTAGCTCTTTCAGATTTAGCAGGTGCAAATCTTCCTCCTACTTTAGCTTTACAGGTAATGGTTTCTGATATTGACCGACACGTGATTTGTTTTGGTGCTGATCCTTTAAATACTGGAGAAACAGCTAGAACAGGAGCTATCGATCCTATGTTTATTGCTTGGAGTGACCAAGAAAATGCTGTTCAATGGGAACCTTTATCTACAAACACAGCAGGTTCTTTTAGGTTATCAGCAGGATCATCTATCGTAGGAGCCATACGTGCTAAACAAGAAATTTTAGTTTGGACGGACACTTCCCTATACTCTATGACTTTTATAGGTCAGCCTTTTACTTTTAGTTTAAATTTAGTTAATGAAGGAGTGGGGTTAGTTAGCCCCAACGCTATGGTTAACACTCCTAAAGGAATTTTTTGGATGGATAAAAAAGGTTTTTATACTTATACAGGAGCCACCCAAGATATTCCTTGTAGTGTACAAGCTTATGTTTTTAGTGATTTAAATGAAAGTCAAAGTTATCAGATTTTTGGTTTTGTAAATAAAGCTTTCGATGAGGTTGGGTGGTTTTATTGTAGCAGTGGTTCGAATACTCTTAATAAATACGTAGTTTTCAATTATGAAGAACAGGTTTGGACTATAGGAACTTTAACCAGAACATGTTGGATAGACGAAGGTATTTTTAGTACACCTAAAGCAACAAGTTCTTCTTCAGATATAGGCTATCTTTATGACCACGAAACAGGTAATGATAATGATGGTTCTCCTATGACGAACGTATTTATTGAATCCAGTGATTTTGATATTGATCCAGGAGGAGAAGATTTTCAATTTATTAGTAGAATTATTCCTGATATACAGTTTACAGGAAGTGGTTCAACTGGAAGTGGAGGACAAAGCGTTAATGTTGTTTTAAAACGTAGGAATTTTCCTGGAGAAAGTTTAACAACAGCAGTAACTAGTGTTTGTGATTCAGCAACAACTAAAATTGATACGAGAGTTAGAGGCAGACAAGCTGTTTTACGAGTAGAATCAGATGATGATGGAGCACCAGGAAGTACAGAAGGCGTAGGGTTTAGAGTAGGAGCTATGCGATTAAACTTCAGACCTGATGGTAGACGGTAATGGGTAAATTATTAGAAACTAAATTACCTATTTCTATTGGCGAAGTTTCTTCAGATACTTTTAATCGTTTAGTAAGGGTTTTAGAATTAAGTTTAAACAGGGTTGACGTAGATTCCACACTATCAGTAAACGAAACTCAGCGTAATGAAAATAAATTTAATAATGGTGATATTATATGGAATCTTTCCACTAACCAATTACAACTATGGAATGGTCAAACGTGGGTAGATTTATATTCTGGCAACGAAAAAGGAATTCAAGCAGTAGGACAGATAGGCAATATAACTGTAGCTACTGGGGGAGCTACTTCAATAGAATTAGGAATAAATTAAGTATGAATATTAATAAATTAAGAGAAGAGTTAGAGTTTGATGAAGGGTGTATATACGAAATTTATAATGATCATTTGGGTTATCCCACTTTTGGTATTGGTCACCTTGTACTTGAAAGCGATCCCGAACACGGAGAACCAGTTGGAACCCCAGTATCAAAGGAACGAGTTATCGAATGTTTTGAAAAAGATATAGAGTCTGTGTTTGCTGATTTAGAAAGAAATATGCCTTGGGCTTCTAATCAGCCTGAAGATATAAAACGTGTATTAGCTAATATGTGTTTTAATTTAGGTATTACAAGGTTGTTAAAGTTTCAAAAGTTTTTAACTGCGATAGAAAAACAGGATTGGAATACTGCTGCAGTTGAGATGATGGATAGTCGTTGGGCTACACAAGTAGGACCTCGTGCGACTAGGTTAAGAGATAGAGTATTAAAAGGAGGATTATAATGCCAAAAGTAGGAACAAAAAAATTTTCATACACCGCTAAAGGGAAAGCAGCAGCAAAAGCTTATGCTAAGAAAATGAAAAAGAAAAAGGGAAAAAGTAGTGCCAAGAAAAAGTAAAACCCACAAGACTAAAGATGGTCGAACAGCTAAAAAAGGTTTATATTACAATATAAACAAAAAACGTAAAGAAGGCAGAAAAATGCGAAAGAAAGGAGCTAAAGGTGCTCCGACTGCAGCAGCCTTTAAACGTTCCGCTAAGACCGCTAAGAAGCTTAAAAAGAAAAAGTAATGGCTAAGGCTAAGAAACGCAAAGAAAAGTCTATACGACGTACTACGAAGGGTAAGGGAGCTAATTTCCGATCTACTAAGTCTGGTGCGGGTATGACTAAGAAAGGCGTAGCGGCTTATCGACGTAAAAATCCTGGATCAAAACTAAAAACAGCGGTTACAGGTAAAGTTAAAAAAGGTAGTAAAGCAGCAAAAAGACGTAAATCATTTTGTGCTAGATCAAAAGGTTGGAAAGGTGAACGAGGTAAAGCGGCTAGAAGAAGATGGAAATGTTAGATGTATGAATATAGTTGTAGGGTTAACAAAGTGGTTGATGGCGATACCATTGACGTTACTCTTGATCTTGGTTTTGATATATTGCATAAGTGTAGAGTACGCTTATACGGTATTGACACGCCTGAAAGCAGAACCCGAGACAAAGACGAAAAAGCTAGAGGTAAATTAGCCTCTAAGTTCTTACAAGACGCAATAAACAATGGTAAAAAAATTGTTTTACAATCTAAACTAAAAGATTCTAAAGGTAAATATGGACGTGTTTTAGGGGCTGTTATTGTAGACGGTGTAGACATTAACGAAAAAATGGTATTAAACTTTCTTGCAGTTAGGTATCATGGTCAAAACAAAGAAGACGTTGAAGCAGAGCATATGGAAAACAGACGCAAGTTAATAGAATTAGGAGAGTTTGTTCCAGTAGAAACGGAGAAATAAAATGAATAACGACGGTAGATTTGGTGGAGATATGGATCGTAATGAAGTTGAGATGGATCTCAATAAGTTCATGGCGATGATACAAGAAATATCTGATCTTAAAGATAAAATAAGAGATTTAGAAGCTGATGATAAAATAAACCCACATCAAAAATGGATTCATTTAGCTAAAGCGGTAGACTCATGGCGTATTTTCCCTAGAGCTTTTTTAACTGTTTATATTGTTTTATTGTATAAATGTACTATTTGGTTTATGGAACTTCCTGAACCTAGTTTTGAACAATCAGGTCTTATTTCTATTGTAGTAGGTGCGGGTGCCGCATGGTTTGGTTTATATGCTGGTACAACAGGTAGTAGTAAACAGTTTAAAGGTGAAGATTCTTGAATAAAAAAGAAGAAGAACAACACGACAAAATTTTTTCGTGTGTTGGAATTTTGTTTTTAATAACCGTTGTAATTGGTTTATCTATAAACGTAAACGCTCAATCTAGCCAACAATCTGGTACCGCTTGTGTTAATGGTTCTCAATACTGTGAAAACAATAGTTTAGACACTACCAACACAACGACAACGACTAACACAAATACCAATACGAACACCAACACGAACACCAATACGAACACGAACACGAACAATAATACCAACACGAACAACAACCTTAATACTAATACAACAACGAGTACAGCAACAAACACAAATTCAAATACCAATGTCAACACCAATACGAACAATAATGTAAACACTTCAACAGCGACTTCGACTTCAAACAACACCAACACAAACAATAACGTTAACACTTCGACTTCTAATTCAACGGTAAATTCAACAGTTAATCAAAACGTTAATAATACAAATAATTCAACTTCAACATCGAATAATACGAACACTAACACTAACGTAAATCAATCAACTTCAGATTCGAACGTTACTACAGACAATACCAACACAAACAATAATAATTCAAAGTCTGATAATACGAATCGAAACATAAACGAATCGAACAGTACGCAAACGATTAACCAAAACGTAAAAAGCGAAGCCCCTCCTGCGTCTGCGATAGCTCCTAGTATCATGTCTTACTCACAAGACCTCTGTACAACAGGTGTCTCAGGAGCTTTTCAAGGACAGGTGTTTGGTTTATCTGGTGGTAAAACTATTGTTGATGAAAACTGTGAAAGGTTAAAACTATCTAAGTATCTATACGATATGGGAATGAAAGTAGCATCGGTTGCATTACTCTGTCAAGACGAAAGAGTATTTAAAGCTATGTCGATGGCTGGTACGCCTTGTCCGTATAACGGTAAAATTGGTAAAGAAGCTACCGTAGCGTGGGAAGAAAACCCACAAAAAAGACCTGATAAAGATGACGCTTTAGAAGATTATATTGCTCAATGTACACATGAAGCTAACCCCAACAGAGACAAGATTAATAAAGATGTTGTAGGTTTAGTTAAAAAAACGTATACACGGAAAACTAAAACAGCTAAACAATGCAAAAAAGAGTTTTATTCTACGCATTAGGGTGTTTAGTTAGTTTTAATGTATTGGGACAGTATACATACGAAGCTAATCAAGACCTTTATGATCTTAATGCTAATGCTAATAACTTTAACGGTGAATTAGCATACGAGGTATCTGATGATGGAATTAGTCCTGCGATTGACCTTTCTTTTAATTTTACTTTTTATGGCTCTACGTTTAGCCAAGCAAGAATGGCAACGAATGGATGTCTCCATTTTGGTAATAGTGGGAGCTATTGTAATGACTATACTCCTGACCCTATTAACGGACAGCACACTTATACCATATACCCTTTCTGGACTGATCTCATAAGAGATAGCGATTCTCGTATGAAGTCTTGGGGAGACTCAAGTAAGATGATTTTTGGTTGGTATAACCTTCGAGAATACAATAGAGCATCTGATAATAGTTTTGAAATTATACTTTGGAATAATAATTCTTTCGATTTACGATACGGAGAACTAGATATTATTAATCATGATGTTCTTATAGGTGAGGTTGGGGCTAATAAAGACAATTCATACACTTATTACTATCATGATGAGTGCAATACTGGCTCAACCAACACTTCTAGTTGTTACAACTATGATTGGAATAACTCTGATAAAAATACAAACTTAGAAAATGGTGGTTCTTTATTTGGCTGGGGGTCTGGTAGTGGGCTTGATTGTAGCAACCCTTTGAATGATGCTACTTGTCCAGGTTATGATGATGCCTATCAAACTCAACAATGTGATATAGACCAGCTATACTCTGAATCTTGTTCTGGATATGCTCAAGCTTATCAAACTCAACAATGTGATATTGATCAACTGTATTCAGAGTCTTGTTCTGGATATGCTCAAGCTTATCAAACTCAACAATGTGATATTGATCAACTTTATTCTGAAGAATGTCCATATTATGCAGAAACTTATTTATCTCAACAATGCGATATAACTGATCTTTATAGTGAATCATGTCCTAACTATTGGGATGCATACGATGACCAGCAATGTGAAGAGGATCCGCAATATGCTCCTTTTTGTGCAGGGTATAGACAAGAAGAATCAGTAGCTTTTTTTGACGATACTAACGTAGATTACGGTTATGAAGAAGAAATGTTTCCATCTTATGAACAATTTGATAGTTATGAACCTGAAGAAGTTGTTATATTTTTTGATCCTGAACCTTTACCCTTTATCGATACTTTTAGTCCCCTTCATGACGAACCTCTCCATCAAGACGAAGTATTAATAGATGAGTTTATATTCCAAGAAACATTTTTAGTAGAGGATTATAATGAACCTGAAACATTTATTGAATTTGATAACGTAGAAGAACTGGAAGAGTGGTTTGAAGAAGAAATTAATGAACGTTTTGAAGAAAGAATTGAAGAAGAATTTGCTGATCTTGCTGAGCCTGAAGAAGAATTTATTGAAGAAATTTTCGAGGAAGAAGCCGTAGAAGAAGTGTTTGAAGCGATTGAAGAACGCATAACAGAAGCGGAAATAGAGGAAGAAAGAATCGAAAGAGAAGAAGTTTTTGAAGAAGAGTTTGAAATAGCTGAACGAGAAAACACTAAAGGTGAAAGCTCTATTAGTAGAGAAATAGCTTTACGAGTTGTTTCTTCTACGATAGCTACAGCTACACAAAGTGTAAGTGGAACAACCGCAGGTAATAGTATTCATGCTACAGGTAATAGTGCGGTTTCTGGTAATGTTGTAAGTAATAGTTCTACAGGAGCTTCGTCGGGTAACGCAGGAATAAGTACGAGTAGTTCTCCAAGTATGTCAGACCAGTTTGCTTCAGCTACCGTACAAACAAATCAAGTATTGGATATGAGTTCTATGTCTGTTTCTAGTTCTTCTACTAGTGATTCTATGAATGCAACCGATGTTAATACTTCGGTTGTTGTTGCTAACGTAAATACTAATACAGTTCAAGATCAGATAGATACTTCGATTAGTTCTATGAGTACATCTTCTGACACAGATACTACAGTAGAAGATGTAATAGCACAAAATTTACAAACAGCACAAGAAGAAGTAGAAGCTCAACAAGAAGAAACAGGTGAATATGGTTCAGAAGATACGATTATTGCATATATGGGTTTTGTTCCTGGATTTAATACTTACGAGAAAGTTTTAATGGTAGATCAAGATCAATGGTATACGTCTAGAACCATCTATACTGAGACGATGCCTGATAATATAAACGCTTTTTATGGACTAGCGGGTAGTAATATAAGCAAAATGAACGATATAATAAATTCACAACCACCTTTATAGGAGAATTACTATGGATTGGTTTCAAAATAAAACAACACAAATAATAGCTCTTGTAGGTATTGTTTCAACTCTTGCAGGGTTCGGCTACACAGGTGCGACCTACGTTAATAGAGTAGAAAACCTAGAAGCTAAGATAGGCGGTATCGGAGATACTGAAGACGCTCAAAAGATTATTGAAGAACGTTTCGCGGCTATCGAAACATCTGTACAGTTTTTAGAAAAAAGTATTGATGGTATAGCTGTTCCAGATGTTACTGAAATTAAAACGGATATAGCTACGATTAAAGCTGATTTAGAAAGCTTAGATGATAACTTACGTAAAGTAGAAACTAAATTAGATAAAAAAGACGATAATCCATTAAACGGATAATGAAAGTTTTTATTACAGAGTTCCTACACGATGGACTTTTTTACGAAGGTCCTAATATTGTAGCAGAATCATTTGAAGCCGCAGAAGAAACTGCGGAGTTATATTCGGTAAATGTAGTCGGTATGCTTGATGTAATCATCACTGATCACAACGAAGATGAGTATAAAAGGGTTTTACATTAACCCTTTCTTTGATATATAATCAAAGTTCAGCCATTGTGCTGCAGTTTACGGGGTGAGCTATAACTCGCAAAACGTTTATATACGCTGAGGAAACAATGGTTGGAGTTGATAAAAAGACATACAAAAAGAATAAAGGTCGTCGTTCTGACTTCGTAATTTATTCATCTAAAGGCAAGAAAACAAAAGCTAGGAGTAGGTTCTAATGAGTCTTAATGCTTTAAAAACAGTGCCTAACTTTTCTGATCAAGAAATTTCTGAGTTTATAAATTACAAACAAAATTTACAAGAATTCACTACTAAAGTATCTAAGTTTCAAAAACTTTTAGATAAGTTGTGTAAAGACACAGGACAAGACAGTAACTTAGCTTCGTTAAAAGGCGAAACGGAAGGAGCTGTTACTCATGATTTTGCAGACGGACAATACATTAGAACGATTGTTATGCCAAAAGGGTTAACTTTAGTTAGTAAAATTCATAACAAAAATCATCCGTTTTTTATTATGCAAGGTGAATGTTCTATTTATACTGAAAAAGGATTAGAACGTGTAAAAGCTCCTCATAACGGAATCACTTTAGCAGGTACACAAAGATTAATGTTTATTCATGAAGAATGTACTTTTATAACGGTCCATAGAACAGATTGTTTAACTCCAGAAGAAGTGATAAAAGAAGTAACTATAGAAAATTTATCAGAAAGTTCTTTAGAAGGTTTTGATTTAAAACAAATAGATAACTTAGTAAATAAGTTTGAGGTGTTTTCATGAGTATGATAAAAACTGCGATAATTACCATAGGAGGTAATCTTCTTGCAGGTAAAATAGCTCGTAATACTGCAAACGATCCTAAAGCCGCTATTGGTAGCGGTACAGCACCTGCATTACAACCTGGAGGAGATATTCAAGTTACTCCTGTTGAAGGAAGTGATGTACAAGATTTTGGTGATTTCGAAAGTGAAAACATGGCTATGTCTGATGAAATGACAGAACAAGAAAAACTATTATTGATGTTACAACAATCAGGTTTTGATGCAGATGGGTTAGCTTCATTAGCTTTTGGTGGACCTGTTCAGTATAGAGCTAACGGTTTTGGAATTACAAATTTATTAGACTCTGATGGTTTAAAACAATTTGAAGAACTCCAAGCTATGATTGCAAAAATGTCAGGTAGACCTTCTAAACCAGAGCCTCGTCCAGACTCAGGCGTAGATTTTGAATCAGGAATTATAGAAAACCCACCGCTTGAAGATATAATGGAAAATCAGATAGTTAATAACGATACAACAAAATCTGAAATATTAGCGGGAATCGATCCTGAAATAAGACAAGAACAAACAATGATGCAAGAAATATCTAACTACGCAGGAGAAAACCCTGAAATGTTTAATGCAGGAATTGGTGCAATTACTAAAGTATTAAGTGCGGCTCTTTCTGACGCTCCTGAACGTAAAGGTAGTATCGTTAGTACACAAACACTTCCAGGAAATTCAGCACGTAGAAGATCAGCACAAATGAATATACAACCGATTGGTGGTTCTAAAATTACTTTTGCTAACCAAGGTAAAGCCTTACAAAGACCGATGTTCATGCCTCACGGAGGACAGATGCGAGGTCCAGGAGGTCCTAAAGATGACCTTATACCTGTAATGGCAAGTAACGGTGAATATATGCTTTCTAAAGCCGCAGTTGATGCTGCAGGTGGTGGTAGTCATGCTAAAGGTTTAGCTCGTTTAGACGCGTTTAATAAAATGGGTAATCAAAGATACGGATAATTTATGGCAACTAGAGAAGAACAAGAATATTCAAGTCAAGCCCCCGCGGGTTACGTAGGTGATTTTTTACAACAAGGTATTTTCCCGTATGCTCAACAATTCTTAAGAGATCAATTTAGTAATTTAGGACAAGCTGATTCAAGTCCGTTTACTTATACAGGTCCACGAGTAGCTCAATTTGATCCTAGAGAAAGATATGCAATGAATCTTGCAGATTCAGCTATTGGTAGTTATAGACCCTATTTAGGAGCACAAGCGGGGTTATTAGACGAAGCTTCAGGTTTAACACGTAGAGCTACGGGTAGAGGAACCGATGAAATATCTCGAGGATTAACTACAGGTAGACAGTTAAGTGGACAAGCTTCCGATATAACAAGAGGAGCTACTTTTGATCAATCAGGTAGAGCCGATATACAAAACGCTCAATTTACACAACCAGGATTAGCTGATTTTAGATCATCACTCCCCAGTTTTAATGAAGCTTCAGCAATGACTAGAGCGGGAGCACCTAACTTAGATTTAGCTAGGTTTGAAACAGCTTCAGCAAGACCAGATTTTAGAGGTGCAAGAACAGGTTTAGCGGGTTCAGCAGCAGAACTTGCAGGAGCAAGACCAGATTACGGTGAAGCGAGAGGAGCTTTAGGTAGAGCAGAAATGAGTGGGTATGGTTCTACTCGAGCTTTTAATCCTAGTAATGTTAGTAGTTTTTACAATCCTTTTGAAGATGCAGTCGTAGAACAAACTTTAGCAGATGTTAGAGAGGGATTAGCTAAAGGCGATATGGGTCTTAGAGATGAAGCAGTTAGTAGTGGGGCTTTTGGCGGTGCACGATCTAGAATGAGACGTGGTGAACTTGCTGAAAATACAGCAAGGGGAGCAGCAGAAGCAGTAGCAGGAATACGTTCAGGAGGTTTTGAAGGTGCTAGAAATGCAGCACAACAAGCATTTGAATCACAACAAGCAAGACAAGCAGGTTTAGCAGGATTACAATCAGGATTAGCAGGTATAGAAGGAGGCTTCTCAGGACAACAAGCACAAACAGCTTTAGGTAGAGCACAACAATTAGGTTCGTTAGCAGGTCAAGAAGCAGGTTTTGCAGAACAAGAAGGTTCTGCAGCATTGGCTAGAGGAAGACAGTTTGGAGATCTTTCAACAACAGAAGCTCAAAATACGTTAGCAAGAGCGGCACAGTTAGGAAGTTTTGAAGCACAACAAGCACAAGCTAAATTAGCCCGAGGAGAAGCTTTAAATCAATCAGAGATGAACGCTATTAACGTAGCTATGCAAAGAGGGCAAGCTTTAAATCAATTAGATCAACAAGCTTTTCAAAATCAAATGCAAAGAGGACAACAATTAGGTGCTCTTGGTCAACAACAATTTAACATGGGGTTACAAGGCGGTCAAGGTATCGCAGGACTAGGTCAACAAGCAGCACAAGGATTAGGTGCTCTTGGTCAACAGTACAGCGGCATGGCTTCTTTATTACCACAGCTACAACAAAACGATATTAACCAACAATTAGCATTAGGTGGGTTAGGTAGAGGTAGGCAACAATCCCTTATGGATCTTAATTATCAAAACTTTGTGGGTCAATACAACTTACCGATGCAAACTTTACAAAACGTTGGTTCGCTTACCGCGGCTCTTGGACCGTTAGCAGGTGGTTATGGTTACGCAGGTGCAGCACCTGCGTATAATTCAAACTATTACCCAAACATAGGGACTATTCCTAATCCGTATCTTCCTCCTGTAAATAATCCTGGAACTACACCTCCTGGAACTACACCTCCTGGAACTACACCTCCTGGAACTACACCTCCTGGAACTACACCTCCTGGTGGACCTTATCCTCCTGGTGGACCTTATCCTCCTGGAACTACACCTCCTGGTGGACCTTATGTTCCATTTGATCCCACAGGTCCTATTCAAAGGTTTGCTGGTGGTGGAGGAATCGGTCTTCCAGGACTGTATAATAGGTATAGAAGATAATGGCTTTACCGTTTATAGGTCCCGCATCTCTTAATCCACAACAAGGTGGTGGTGGGGGAATAACGACTATTAAAATGAATCCTGCGGCTGTTAAATTTCCTACAGCACGTAGACAAGCTCCACGAAGATCAGTAGAGCCAACGACTAAAGAAAAACTAGCACCACTAGCACCTTTTTTAGTCGGTGGTATTATGGATATGTTTCAAGGAAAACCTGAAACATTAACAGACGAACAATATTTACAAAATTTAGGAGCTGATCCTGAAAATATAACCGATGTAGAACAAGCTTCGTTAGACGCATATAAACTATTTGGACCACGAGCAGAAGCTAATACTTTCGGATTAGATGAAATAGCTAATATTGTAGCTAGTTCTCAAATGGGTAGAGGAGCAAAAGATTACGCAAGTACTTATGTGGCTATGCGTAAAGCCGACGCTACTAAAGATGCTCAAACAGAAACAACAAGAGCTGCTTTCATTAAAAATCAATTAGATACTGGAACTGCTGCATTTTTAAATTTACAAGATTCAGACTCTGCTAAAGTAGGAATTGTTGATATCCGTCCAGGATTTGTAAAAAGCAAAGGACCACAAGCAGGGGTTGCTTTTATAAATGATCCTGAACACCCTGATGCAGATGAGAATGGTTTTAGACCCGCAGGACCTAATTGGGTTGATCCTGCTAAACTAGACTCAGGCTCGGGCAGTGGGTTAGATATATTTCAAAATCCTAACTATAAAGCTTTGGTAGAAACTAATAAAACACTAACTGCTAGAGATCAAGCGGTTGTAAGTTTTTTAAACGTAGCTGATTCAACGATTGAAATGTTACAAGAAGGTATTAAAGATCCAACTAAAGCAGGTACAACTACAGCTTCTGCTTTAATGAATATAGGTGCTAGTGCTTTAGTTAATTTTGATGTAATAGCTGCAACAATAGGTGGTAGTGATGGGGTTTTAGGAGCTTTTAGTACTGATAATACTGGTGGTACATTACTCGGTAATGGTAATAATGCTAAACAACTTTATTTAGCTATTAAATCAGGTGACGAAGATCAAATTAATCAAGCTACCCTTGATTTTGAAAACTCAACTGGAGTAAGTTTAAGGGATATTATAGGCGAAGCTTCTTACAATAACACAGCAACTCGTGCAAACTTTTTACAAATGGCTTATATGGCTGCTGCGGCAAACGGACAGACAGGTAGAACGTTATCAGATAAAGATTTAGCTTATCATTTACAAATTGTTGGGTTTGGTAGTTCTCAAGTTCCTCAAACATTAAACGATAATTTACTTCGTTATGGAGATCAATTAGTACGAGGATTAGATTCTGAAACACAAGTAGCTATTTCTATTAATGGTATGCCTAGATACGATATGATGGATCCGAGTTATCAATCGATTGTTCAAATGTATTATAATCCTATGGTCAAGCCTAATGTAGAGGGTAAAGATACCGCTCAATGGTTAGATTATAATTCTTATACATATAAACCTTTTTTCCAAAGATATGGAAGTAATCCTCAGTTACAAAAATGGCAACAACACGAAGCAAAATTCTACGATAGAAAAAATCAAAAAACAGCCGTCCGTCCTGGAGACCCAATAGATCCTAATAAAGAATATAGTTTCGAAATACAAAAAATAAGAGACTTAACTCAGTAAGGTATGGATGTTACACAAGCACAATACGACTCTTTTATTGAGCAAAGGAACGAAGCGGCAAAAGCATTAGGCACACAAGCTCTTACTAATAACCCAAACGTTACCTACGGACAGGTGCTTTCTCCCCAAGAATTACAATCAGCAGCTATTATCTTTAGTCCTGAACTTAATGCTCGTGCTAATGAAATATTTGATCAAGATATATTAAATCAAATAGAAGCTTCTGTTGATTTCGAAAATCGAGTAAAACCCTATAACAGAGCTCCGATCGAATACGATATGTATGAGCGTCATCCTGAATATATGAAACAAGTTGATTATTTTAATTCACCTGAAGGTCAATCAAGAAGTTTAGACGCTAAAGTTAGAGGTAATTATCCTGATGACTATAAACCATTCGAGCCTCAAGCTCCTTTCGGTATTGAAAAAGCTAAAGAGATTGCCGCATTTGGTTTTGATCCTGCTAAAGAAATAACTTTCGATAATTTTGGCGATCAAGCAGGGTTTAGAACTAAAATAGGTTTAGCTCCGCGTAATTTAACAAAAGAAGATATTGAATTTATCGGTAATCAATATGGTTTAGACGGAACTTATCGATATATAAATCCTAGTAAGCCTTCATTAGGGTTAGTTTATAAAGCAAAAGGTTCTGATGAAGAACAGTTAGTAAACACGCCTTATATTACAGCTGAAGATACATACAAGTTTTTAATAAACGAAGTTCCTGCGATTGCAGGAGATATTGCTCTTACAGTTTATGGAGCTAAAAAGTTTGAACCTTTATTAAGAGGAGCAGCTACCAAAGATCCAGGAGTTATTCGACGAGCAGGTCAAGTTTTAGGTATTTCAGGTCTGTCAGCAGTTGGTGCGGCAGGTGGAGACTTTTTAAGACTAACTGCAGGACAAGTAGCAGGAGCTCACGATAGAGATTTTATGGATATTTTAAAAGAATCAGGAATGATTGGTTCTTTAGCTTTTGCAGGTACTGCTGCGATTAGTACAGCAGTTAATATTGTTCCTAAAATATGGAGAAATATAACAGGAAAAGATGTTCCGCCTGAGTTTTTCGAAAAAATAGATGATTTGATGAAACAAGCAAGAGCTTCTGAAGGTGGTGTTGTTTCTACGGATGGTGTTTTATACGGTAATGCTGGATCTGTTCAAGAAATACAAGAAGCAATAGTAGAACTAGCTAATCGTACAGGTGCGGAACTTAAAGCATATAACCCTACATTAGCTTCAGCAACAGGGAGTATAGAAGCCGCTGATTTAGAAACTATTTTCTTAAAGAATGCTGACTCACCTGAACTTGCTGCTTTATATCAACAAATTAAAAACGGAAATCAAGAAATAATCGATCGTTTTATTGTAGCTTTGAATGAAGAAGTAGGACCTGATTTAGCAACGTCTGCTGTTACAGGTGCAACAACAAGTCAAAGTATACGTAATTTAGTAGAACAAGATGTTTTAGCTTTTGAAGAAAATTCAAGAGCCGCTGTTACTAATATGCGTAATAATTTAATCGGTGCTGAAGATCCCGCAGTCGCAGGTCAAACATTACTTAAACAAGTAGATGACGCAAAAGCAGGGGAAGGAATGTTTCCTCGTACACGTACACGTTTAAATGAGATAAGAGAAAATTATATAAAACCTTTTAATCAAGCTTGGTCAGACGCGTTAAACAACCCACTGTACACAGACTTAACTACAGGTGCGGGATATACAAGAGCTCCTGCTACAGCTTGGTCTAAATCTACTAAAAAAGGTTCTGATCAATTATTACGTAGTTTAGATTCTAAAGAATCAAAAGATATTTTGATGCAAATGTTAGGCACAGAAGGGGGTGCAGTTTTAAAAAGACTACAAGGATTAGGTAAAGAAGGTTTTGAAAATCCTAATTTTACATTACAAGAATTAAACAATGCTCGTGTAGTTTTAAATGATTTTGCTAGTAACAATCCTAACTTAAAAGGAGCTGTCGGGTTTGCTAGAAACTTAGAACGTGGTATAGAAAAACAGATAAATTCTTTAATAGATGAGGGAGCAAAAGCTCAGATGGAAGCTCAAGGCATAAAAGTAACTAAAAAATCTTTACGTGAATATAAACAAAACACAGGTTACGGAGAAGATTTAAAAGGTGCTTGGTCTAATCAAAAAGAAGCAATTCAATTAAGTAATTCAGAAATATTTAGAAGTTTAAATCAACAACAGCCTGAAAAAGTTGTAGATTTTTTATTAGGTTCGAGCACGTCAGGCAGTAACGTTAATACTCGAGTTGGTCAATTAATGAAAGTTTTACGTGAAGAAGGTTCTGATGAAGTATTAGATATACAAAAAGGTATCGCTACTTATGTTCAACGTAATATTTTAGACCAAGCAGATAAAACACCTTTACAAATTACTAAAGATTATCGTGAATTTATGAAATTACATAGAGGTACGTTAAAAGAAATATTTGGTGATAATTATAAAATGTTTGATTTTAGTCCTAAACAGTTCGAGAAAAACGTTATTCAACAATTACAAAAGAATGAAGATACGATTCAGTTTTTACGTGCAAGGTTTGGTAGTGCGAACAACCCTAACCCGAGTGCTGCAAACGTTGTAGAGTTGTTATTAGAAACAGGTAAAACACAAAAACTTTCAGGACAAATATTAGAAGATCAAAAATATTTGATGAATTTAATAAAAGATAACCCTGAATTAAAAGAACAAGTTGCGGCAGTTACGAAACGTTATATAAATCAATCAATATTAAAACCTAAACAAGGTGTTGCAGGTGGAGTAGAAGTTGATCCCGTTGCTTTAAATAGATTAATTACAGAAGGATTTGGACCACAAGATGTTACTGGACCTGTATTAACTTTTGATAATTTTATTACACCTTTATTAGGAAAAGAAGGTAAAGAATATATCAAATTATTTAAAACTTTTAACAATTTAGTACAACGAGAAATAGGACCTGCTACTTCATCAGCAGCAGAACAATCTATATTACGAGAAGCTCCTGCTACTAAAATTGAATATATTAAGAAATTTGTTATCCCACCACTCACACAGTTTGGTAGACGAGTTAACGCGGCAGAAAAACGAACTAATGAAGCTAGTCGAAGGTTTATTGGTGAAATGTTATTAGACCCTGACTTGTTTAGAATGACTATGAATTACGCAGATGGTCGAGTAAAAGCACAAAACTTTATAAGATTTTTAACTTCATACGGAACAGTCGCTACACAAGATTTGGCTAATGATTTAGAAGATTATGATACAGGAACAAAAACACAACCGTCCCGTAGGGCAACAACACAAACTGTAGATGATGTTGTAGATAGAGCAGTAGGAGCATTTCAATAATGGCAGTAAATAGATTTAATAACAATATGTTTCAATTCGAAGATTTCGATATGTCAGGAATTATGAGTCCTGAACTTGTTGATGTTATGGAAATGCGTAAAGAAGCGAATCTTGCTAGAGGTAATGCAACGGATCAATACGAAGCTGACGTTGCTGATTTTAAAAATATACAAGCAACTGAAGCAGAACAAGGGATAGCTTCGTTACCTAATGCACCTTTTATACCTAATATACCAACATTACCTAATATACCTAATATCGATTATACAAATCTTGATCCTACAATATTTGGTATACCTTTTACTCCCCCTGATATTAATTTTGAAGATATAGATATTTCAGAAATTTTACCCGATATTAATTTTGAAGATATTCCAATAAACCTACCCGATATTCCAACGATTCCAACGATTCCACCCGATATTAATTTTGAAGATATAGATATTAATTTTGACGATATTCCAATAAATATACCCGATATTCCAGAAGAAGTTGTAACTAATCCTTATGAAGAAGTATTTGATACGACTACATCTGATGTAGATATTCCTGTATCAGATAACCTCCTTACCGACCCTGAAACAGGCGGTGATTTAGTTTTAGTAGTGGGAACACCAGATAATCCTGGACCAGGAGTCGTGGTTAGAGATCCTGAAACAGGAGATTTACCTCCAGGATTTACTGATGAAGGACCCGTTTACCCTCCAGGAACAACACCACCAGAAATTTATACACCACCACCTCCGCCACCTCCGCCACCTCCAAAAAATCCATACACGGGGCGGGATGTTGTAAACCCTTACACACCATACGAATTACCTATGAGTAATCCTTCAGCAGGATACACTCCTCCAATGGATCCAAGTTTATTTGGTAGTACTCCAGGATTTGAAGATGACCCTATACCAAAACCTCCTGGTATGAAATTTGGCGGTCGAGTACCTATGGGGAATAATAATATGTTAAATAGTGGGCTATCAAGGTTGCCCTTAAATCAACAAAACGATACACTTACTCAAGTGTTCCAATCAGGCTTTAGACCACGGAGATAAAATGGCAAACGGAATAGAAGACTTAATGAATATACGAACAACAGGCGGTACACAAAACGTTCCCCCTAGACCTCCTATGCAAGGTGGTTTAGCTTCTATGGGATCAGGACAACCAACAATGCCTCCTGTAGTAGAAGAACAAAGAGCTATGCCTCCGATGGGCGGACAAGAAATGCCTTCTGAACAACCTCAAGAACAAGGAATGTCTATTGAACAAGATGCAGCAATGTTAGCCGAAGCAACAATCGGTAGAACAGGTGGTGATCCTCAAGCAGCAGTCGCTATTTTAGATACAGCTAAAGCCATGTTGATGCAAGGTGGTCAAGAAGAACCTATGATGATGGCAGGTGGTGGTGCATTAAATCCAGGATTACAAGCCTTACAAAAAACAAACCCTGAAGTCGTTGATAAAATTTTAAAAAGAGAAATGGGTGGACCGTTATATGCTGAAGAGGGTATGCCTTTAACAGATACTGAAACGATGAAACAAATGATTATGAATAGTATTAGAGAAAACCCTGTACTAAATAGTGAAGGAGCTTATAATATTACAAGTCCTATGGGGCAAAATGTAAGAACAGCTGTATCTCAGTTAAGTAATGATGTTTTAGGTAGAGATGTTTCTGATAACCGTACTACTTCAGGCAGAGGATTATCCGATAAAGATTTACAAAACTATATGAATATGAATAGCGAAACAGGCAGAACTCTTTCTGAGAAAGATTTACGAAACTATATGAATATGAATTCTGATAATCGTACTCAAGAAGCTGCAAATGCTGCTATTGCGTATCAGATGTCTTTACGTTAATCGATCCAGTCTTTCCACTTTTCATCACCCAGTACTTCTTGTGCTAGGTCAAGTTTATTTCTAAGAGCTTTTACGATCTTTTCATCAACCGTGCCTTTAGCAACTAAATCAATATAGGTAACTTTATTTGTTTGACCTATACGATGAGCCCTATCTTCTGATTGTAAACGTTTTTCTAAATCGTAATTATTAGAATAATAAATCACGGTACTTGCTTCGGTCAGCGTAATACCATAACCACCTGTTTGCACATTACTAATTAAATAGGTAAGGGGTGAGTCAGGATCTTGAAATGATTTAATGATTTGTTGTCTATCTTCATCTAACGTTTCACCGTAGTAAGTTGTTACTGCTTCTGTACCCACGGTATCTTGTAATGTTTTTAAGATACGTTTGATATCGTATTGATAATTAGCCCATATAATAACTTTACCTTGAGTTTCTGCTAATACATCTAATAAACTATCTAAACGATTGCTTTTAATTTCTACTTCATCACCTTGATCGTGTTTAACAAAACCACAAACAACTTGGTGTAGCCTAAGAATCTGTGTTAGAACAGAAGTAACACTTACTAATTCACTAGATTCTAATTGTGCGATAGCATAATCTTTTAATTGTTTATAAACTTTCTTTTGTTCAGGCGTTAGTTCAACTTCTCTGCGTTGATATACTTTATCGGGCAAGTCTAAACATTCTTTCTTTAGCACTCTGTAAGAGAACTCATTTACATTTTCTGTAAGTTCTTCTAAGTTTTGATAACCGACCACCTGTCTAAAAGTTCGTTGTCCCATACTTCTATTAATAACTTTTGCATACCTGTTTTGAAATGAATAGAACGATGAGTAACCTAATAACTGTGTAGATAAGAATGCACTTTGGCTATATAAATCTAACGGTGATTGCGTTACGGGAAAACCTGTAAGGATTCTACGGTACTTGGTATTAAGAGCTAACTTTAATAAGTTCTTAGTTCGTTGTGCTTTAGGGTTCTTAATAGTCGTAGATTCATCAACCGCGATCAGTGCATTGTGAGCGAGTATAAACTTCTCAACAAAAGCTACACCTTTTTTAGTGCTAAAAGCTTCGACATTAATAATTAATATTTTAAGTTCATGCGAAACTTCGAACAACTTCATTAGTTCTGCTTTTTGTTTTACCGTAGGTGCGGGATTCCATACACCAACTTCTCGTTCTACGTGGTCAGGCATATGAGCAGGTATTTCTTTTCCAGACCAGTTCCGATAGACCCCTTTGGGTGCTACAATGATAGCCGCGTTTATCCCACCTTTATCATATAAAAGTGCGATATTGTCTATAAGTACTTTAGATTTACCTGTACCCATTTCCATAAAATAAGCATATTCACGCTTATTCCATGATCTTTTTAATGCCTCAAGCTGATGCTCATAAGGCTTGGTTTTAAACTTATACTGCATATTCTTTCTAATTTCTAGTTCCCATTATATATTACAATTTACTTATAAAAAGCCCCAAACTAAAAAGTTTTCTCATGCCCTCTAATAGAATTAGTAGTTTCTAATAGATTGAATCGTACAATCTAATAGACTGTAACACTCTTAAACACTGGTTTTGTTTAAAAATCTATTAGATTATTACCGATATTAGTAGTTTTCAAAAAGTTTTTCCTATAAACTTTTTTATTCTTAAAACTACTATATAACTAATAGCTTTACTTTGTCGGTATTGCTAGATATTATTTAAGTTCTAGAAATAAGAAAGGAGAAAAAAAAGTGACAGTATATGTCGTACAAGAGATTCCAGGACGTAACATTGCCTCGGCTAGAAGCTATGGTGATTTTCAAGTTCTGTTACCCTCTAACACACAAATTATGTTAAGTGCTGCTCCCTCTGTTCGTAGGATGAAAAAACTCTTACAGGACTTCAAAGAAGGAGATTACTTATTATTAATAGGCGATCCTGCCGCCATTGGCGTAGCGTGTTCTATCGCTGCATTTTATAACCGAGGTAGATATAGTATATTAAAGTGGGATCGACAGGAAAGTTTATACTATCCTGTTGATATCGATCTACATCAGAAAGGAGAAATAGATGAATAAACCAACTTTTGAGGACTTAGTCGGTACGGAATCCGTTGAAGAATGGACGAATGAAGTATCTGACGGAGAACTTAATATTGTTTCTAACTTAGCTAAGAAACAACTTCAACTAGCTAGGCAAGTAGCCACGTTAGAAGAAGATCTCAAAGCTAAGAAAGAAGAACTTCGTTTAACTTCGGAGCAAGAACTACCTGACGCGATGCAAGCAGCAGGTCTTAATCAAATAGTACTTAGTACTGGAGAGAAAATCTCTATTAATGAGTTCTATAACGCTCACATATCGAAGGCAAACCAAGAAGTAGCATATCAGTGGTTAGTAGAAAACGGTCACGAAGGACTTATAAAGAACGAGGTTCTTTTAAAGTTCGGACGTGAGGAAAGCACAGTCGTAGACGAAACTGTTTCGGCTCTGCAATCTAGAGGTCTATCACCAGAAGTGCGACAGAGTGTTCATCCGAGTACATTAAAAGCTTTTGTAAAAGAGCAGTTTACTTCGGGTAACGATATACCAACCGAACCATTTGGTATCTATATAGGTACTAAAGCAACCATTAAAAAGGATTAATTATGACAGATAAAAAAGATATAGCTGAAACATCTAATACCGCTATCAGCACTTTTGACGATACTTTATTGTCAGGCGGTACAGGACTAGAAGAAACAACTACAGAGGATTTTGCGATCCCCTTTATAAGAGTTCTTCAACCCATGTCACCACAACTACAAAAACAACACGGTAGTTATGTACAAGGTGCGAGTGCAGGTGATCTGTATAACACTGTAACAGGTGAAGCCCACGACGGAGAAAAAGGAATATTAATTGTTCCGTGTGCTTATAACAAAAAGTACATCGAATGGATTCCTAGAGAGAAAGGTGGTGGTTTAGTAAACGCTAACCATGACATTTCTATCTTATCTAAATGTACTAAAGATCCTGAAACTAGACGGTCATATACGCCAGACGGTAACGAGATTGTAGAAACTGCACAGTTTTTCGTTTTAGTATTAGAAGGTGGTTCTCCACAACAGGCTGTAGTAACGTTTACTTCTACACAATTAGGTGTAGCTAGAAAATGGTTAACGATGTTAAGAATGGCTAGAGTAGAAAACAGTAAAGGTGAGTCTGTAGAAGCACCAATGTTTGCTTATACTTATAGACTTACTACAACTACACAGTCTAACGATAAAGGTAGTTGGAACGGATATTCTGTTAACCAAGAAGGTGCTACAGAGATGCCTATTGCAATGATGGCTAAAGACTTTATGTCTGCGGCAAGAGCAGGAGACGTTCAAGTTAAAGAGGAACATCAAAGAGATGACGTAAAAGATACTACGTTTGACGACGCAATCTAACAAGGAGGGGTTTTATGTCGTTAGCAGAGAAATTTGCTACACGCTATGCTGGATTGCGGAAAGCTTACGGTACGTTTACCGCAAGTGATGAAACTCGAGAGGATGGCAAGGCAAGTGGTAAAAACATTACCATATCTAAGGAGTTATCTGATAAAGATCTTCTGAAGCTGTGGGATGACCACTTGTCAGGTCGTCAAAGCGTAGGGATTGTAGCGATAGATGAAAACAATAGCTGTGTTTGGGGAGCGATCGATGTTGATGAGTATCAACTAGATTTAAAAGACCTTTCTAAGAAACTAGCTAAACAAGAATTACCTCTAATACTTTGTCGAAGTAAAAGCGGAGGAGCACATATCTATATCTTCCTACAAGAACCTGTTGCGGCTTCGATGCTACAACGAAAGCTTAGACAATTAGCCGCAGCAATCGGCTACGGTCAAGCAGAGATATTTCCTAAACAAACACAACTGTTATTAGAACGTGGTGATAGAGGTAGCACGTTAAATATGCCTTACTTCGGAGGAGAGAACTCAACACGTTATGCTTACGGTAGAGACGGTGGAGCATTAACTCCAGAAGAGTTCCTTAACTTCGCATCTGAACTAGCCTTAACTGCAAACCAGTTAGAAAAATTAGAAGCCAGTCCATTAAACGAAGCTATTGATTGGTTAGATCAATCACCCCCATGTATACAACATTTAATCGTACAGGGGTTTCCTAAAGGTACGCGTAATTCAGGATTATTTAATGTAGGAGTATTTCTTAGAAAGAAATTTCCTGACGATTGGGAAAAAAGATTAGAGGATGTAAATATAAAATATATGCAACCACCGCTAGGAGCACAAGAAGTGTTGACCGTCGGTAAGCAAGTACAACGTAAAGATTACTTTTATAAATGTAATGATCAGCCAATAGCTAGTCATTGTAATAGTCCGCTATGTCGAACACGTAAATATGGGATTGGTGCTAATGGCGGTACACCGTTATTTAGTAATTTAACCAAACAAGATAGTGAACCACCGATTTGGTTCCTGGATGTAGAAGGCGGCAGGTTAGAATTAGAGACAGATGACTTACTAAATCAAAACAGATTTCAAAGAAAGTGTATGGATGCTCTAAATAAGATACCTCAGAAGGTTAAGGAAAACGTCTGGAGACAGATCATCCAGCAGCTCCTAGATGCGTTAACCGTGGTCGAAGTTCCTAAAGAAAGTTCCACAGAAGGGCACTTTTTAGAACTATTAGAGAATTTTTGTACAGAACGACCTGCGAGAGAACGTGATGAGCTTTTATTACATAAACCATGGACAGATAATGGTAAAACTTATTTCCGACTTGGTGATTTAATGGAATATTTACATCGACATAACTTTAAAGACTATCAAAGAAATAATTTAACATCTAAACTAAAACAATTACATGGAGAACCACACTTCTTTAACATAAAAGGACGAGGAGTAAACGTTTGGTATATAGAAGAATTTAAAGCTCAAGACGAACCACATGATTTACCAGAATTTAACGATAACTTATTGTGATTAAACATATCAAACATATTTTTGCAGAGTTCGAACACGGGATAGATAAGTGGGACGATCCTCGTGAACGTATGTTCGAAGGCACGATGGTTAAAGGTCGACCGACTCGTGGATTTGGTGATTCAACTTTTAATTATGCAGGTAAGTTATATGAGCCTGAACCATGGACTCATAAAATGCAATTAATTAAGGTTGCGGCAGAAGATGTAGCTTCTAGAGTTTTTAATAAAGAAATCAAATTTACTTTTTGTTTATGTGGTTTTTATCCTGATGATAAAGGTATACCTCACCACAGCGATACTGTACCTACTCTTGATGACGTGGTTGTTTCTTTAAGTTTTGGTGCACCTAGAGTTTTTGCTTGGAGAACTTATCAAAATAATATAAAACGACATACAAATACCAGTGATGTAGATTTTAAGGAAAATTTTATAAAAGATGAGAAGTTATATCTTCTTGAGCACGGTGATGTAATTATGTTCGATGGATACTCACAGATGAAAGCTACTCATGCTGTTCCTGATTTAGTAGGAGCAGAAGAAAGAGTTAATTTAACTTTTAGAAGTGGTTTATGACCTTACCTAGCCATACGCAAGTGATCCTTGGACCTCCAGGAACAGGGAAAACTAGCACACTCCTTGGCTTAATCGAAGACGAACTAGAAAACGGTACTGAACCTGAACGTATTGGTTTCTTCACGTTTACTAAAAAAGCAGTAAATGAAGGTAAAGAAAGAGCCATGAATCGTTTTAGTATTACTAATAAACAACTGCCATTTTTCCGTACTCTACATTCATTAGCTTTTAGACAACTAGGACTTACTAGAGAAAGCGTAGTAAGTAATTCAGACATCTCAGACCTAAACGAAAAACTTAATTTAAAACTCACAGGCAGAACAACTTCCGATGATGGTCATTTATTCGGTATGACTCATGATGATCGTCTAGCCTTTATAGAAAACTTAGCTAGGATGAGAGACGTACCACTAAAAGAACAATGGCACGAGGTTGAAGATGCGGTCGGTTGGTTCGAGCTAGAACGTTTCGCTCGAGGATTGAAGTTATTTAAAGAAGATCGGTTGCTTGTTGATTATACAGATATGTTACAAAACTTTTTAGTTGATGGTGATGTACCTGTATTAGATGTTATGTTCGTAGATGAAGCACAAGACCTTTCTCCTTTGCAGTGGGCGGTGGTGCGTAAGTTAGCAGAAAAAGCCAAAAAGATATACGTAGCAGGAGATGATGACCAAGCGATCTATCGTTGGGCGGGAGCGGATGTTGAGTATTTGATAAAAAATTCTACCGACGCTATGATACTAAAACAATCTTATCGAGTACCGTCTTCTGTACATAAAGTTGCTAGTCGATGTATAGGTCAAGTAGGTTCGCGTATTTATAAAGAATGGAAACCTAGAACAGATGAAGGTTTGGTACGTTGGGAAGCTACGATAGAACAGGTAAACATGGATCAAGGTGAGTGGTTAGTGTTAGCTAGAACAAATTATTTATTAGAAAGCGTTGATGAGTATTGTAGAAACGAAGGATGGTTTTTCGAAGTTAAAGGTCGACCGTCTATTTCAGAGGCAAAGGTTAGAGCAGTTATCTATTGGGAACGATTACGTAAAGGTCAAACAGTAACCTTGGCTGAATGTGCAAACATTCTAAAATATATCAAAGTTAAAACACCTAAGAAACTTGATTTATTAGATACTGATTTAGTTTTACAGTACGAAGATCTGAAAAGTCATCTTCCAGACTTGCCTGATGGTCATTGGTACGATGTTTTTACATTATTAAGTCCTAAAGATATTAGTTACATACGAGCTATGTTACGTAGAGGAGAAAAGATTACTAAACAACCACGTATCAGATTATCTACGATTCATGCGGCTAAAGGTGGAGAAGCTACCAACGTTGTATTACTTACGGATATAACTACAAGAGTTTATAAAAATTATCAACAAAACCCTGATGAGGAAAATAGAGTATTCTATGTGGGTATTACAAGAACAAAAGAAAACCTGTATTTGATAGAGCCTAAAACAACACGCTGCTATCAAATGTGAAAGTGCTTTACTTTGCACATAAAAGTAAAGTATAAAGGTACTTATATTTATGTTTAAAGAAAGGAGAAAATTATGAACATATTCTATTTTAACGAAGATCCTGTGATTGCGGCTAAGTCGCAACCAGATAAAATGCTAGTGAAGATGCCATTAGAAACCGCACAGATGCTCTGTACAGCTCACCGTTTATTAGACGGAGACGAATATGCAGATAGTGTAGGGTTATATAGGAAAGCTTATATGAACCATCCCTGTACAATCTGGGCTAGAGAATGCAGTGGTAACTATTATTGGCTTTATAAACATTTTATAGCGTTAGGTAACGAATATACATATCGTTACCAACGGACTCATGCAAGTCTTGCTAAATTGTCAGACGCCTTGTATGTGATGCCTAAAAACATTACTCGAGGTCTTATGACACCAGTTGCTCAAGCGATGCCTGACGAATATAAAAACGAGGACTCTGTTCTAGCTTATCGTAATTACGTTATTAACGAGAAACATTACGCTAAGTGGGAAAAGGGTAGAACTAAACCAAGTTGGTGGAGGTAAATTAAATGTCATCAATAAGAAAGAAACTTACTGTTAATGAAAACGACAGTAAAAATACTAGAATGGATATAGCTAGTGCAGGTGTGTTAGCAAACTGGAGACCCGATGAACTTGCTCATATAAGTCGATTCGATAAGATCGCTTCTATGTGTATCGCTGAAGCTAAACGTTTAGGTCGACCACTCGATACATTTGAAGTTGGTTGTGGTGAGTGTTGGACGCTCAGAAATCTATATAAAGCTTATGTTGTAAAGAAATCAGATATTATCAGATCGTATTATGGTTACGATATCGATCCTGCTTGTGAATTAGAAAATCCTTTTTGGTCTAATGCAGGTGGAGAGTTAGCTGATTCTACATGGTTTCAGAACTTTAACGGTGAAATACGTATACAAGATTTAACTGTTGATCCTGTATTTAAACTAGAAGATGAAAGCGTAGATTTTTTCTGGACTACTGAAGTTATAGAACATATGGGTAGAGAGTTTATTGGTGCATGGTTAGATGATGCCGCTAGAGCTATAAGACCGAATGGGTTAGCTTTTGTATCTACTCCTAACCACGATGGTTCTAACGACAAGCTTCCTGAAGATCACGTATACGAGTGGGGGTTTCAAGAACTAAAAGAAGAATTAGAAAGAAACTTCGAGATCGTAGACGTTACAGGAACGTTTATACAATTACCTAATTTAAAGAAAGCGATGAAAGAAGATTCTGAAACAGGATGGACTCCTGAACAGTTTCAAAAATTACAAAACAGATACGGTAGACAGTTTTTACGAGTTGTTGCCGCCACGTTTTATCCTGAAGTCGCTAATAACTGTTCTTGGGTGTTACGTAAAAAGTAATGACTGAGTTTATTCCCGCAGAGTTGGATCGTTATTGCTATTGGCAAACTGAACGTGAGTCGATACGCATTAAAAAAGAATCTGCAGTTCTTTCCCCTCCCTGGACTGACGATCCAATTTTGCAGGAGTTTAAGTTCTGCCAAGTGTTTAGAGAAGATGATCGTACAACACGTTGGTTTAGAACACATATAAGAGAGCCTATGCGGAACGAAGAAGACGTTCTTATGGCTACGATTATATTCCGTTGGTTTAATTTAATAGAAACAGGGAGAACTTTAATCGATCATGATTTATTACGTAAGTGGAATAGAAAGAAAGCTATTTATGAAATAACTAAACAACCTAAGTGGATCACGGGTGCTTACATTATTAAAACACCAAACGGTATGGATAAAGTAACAGGAGTAGCCGAGTGTGTTTCACATATTTGGAAAGCTAGAGAATCTATATTATCTAGATTACATGAGAATTTAGTAAAGGGTGAATCTTCATTAGAAGCAACATGGTTAATTCTTAGAGATTATCCATACATGGGTCCATTTATGGCTTACGAAGTTGTTACTGATTTAAGACATACCTATTTATTAGAAAACGCTAACGATATTATGACTTGGGCTAATGCAGGTCCAGGAGCCATGCGAGGACTTAATCGTCTTACAGGCAGACCGTTAGACTATAGTCGTAAAAGCCATCCATGGTGTAAAGAAATGCAAGACCTATTTAAAGAAGTAAAGAAAGTATTAGCTCCTTCGATTATTTTTAGAAACGGTGCTAATTATGAAATGCGAGAGATCGAAGGTGGTCTATGTGAGTTTGATAAATACTCTCGAATATATAAAGGCGAGGGACGAACACGATCGGTGTATAAACATAATAATCTTCCAATGGTGGAAGACTTAATAGAAGGAGAAAGTAAGTATGGGAATGAGTGATAGAGTAATAGAGTTGTTAGAAGAGTATGGTGATGTAATCGATATACATTATACACAGTTTTTAGAGGTAGCTTTCTTTCTAAAAGTAGCCGCAGATGAGCGACTTGCAATAGCTTTTATAAAAAGAAAAGTACCAATGTTAAACGATGAAGAAATTCGTTTTGTGATACATGAAATAGTAGGAGGTTATCAAGACACATTATGAAAGTAATTAATGCAAGAAACGTAAACGACGCGTTAGAAAAAGGTATAGATTTATTTCAAGACCCTACTGAATATAGAGTACAGGAAAGTCGTAATGGTATAACGTATGAAGCTAAGACACCTGTAGCTACCGTATACAAAAAACCTTGGGAAAGAGTTTGTTTAATAAAACAAAGAGACGCTAATCCATTTTTTCATTTTATAGAAGGGTTATGGATGCTCGATGGTCGTAACGACTTAGAACCGCTAACTTATTTTGTTAAATCGATGTTTGATTTTTCAGACGACGGTGAAACTTTATGGGGAGCTTATGGTTGGCGATGGAGAAGTTATTGGAATAAAGATCAAATAGCCGCAATTATCGGGTTGTTAAAAGATAATCCTTATGAAAGACGAGCAGTTTTACAAATGTGGGACACTCATGAAGATTTAGCGAGAGCTTGTAATAAGAAAAAAGAACGTAAGGATGTACCTTGTAATACGAATATTTATTTTAAAGTACGTGATGGTAAGTTATGTATGACCGTTTGTAATCGTTCTAACGATATGCTTTGGGGAGCTTATGGTGCTAACGCAGTTCATATGTCTATGTTGCAAGAGTTCGTAGCTCTTAATCTAAATTTACCGATGGGTGATTATACTCAAATTAGTGATAGTTTTCATATTTATCCAAACACTCCTGTGTGGGAAAAAGTTAAAGATATTGAACTAAATGTATACACCTATAAACATATACAAAATCATTACGATCTTATCGATGAATATGAGCCTGTACCTATTGTTAATGACCTTATTTCTTTTAACAGAGAAGTCAGGTTCTTCTTCGATTATTTTGAAACTTTTAGATATAATCCAAAAGAAATGCTAAAAAGAACAGATGATATCGAATGGGATAATAATATTTTTCCAGACGTAGCAGTGCCTATGTTAAAAGCATTTCATTATCATAAAGAAAGAGATTATTTGAATTCGTATCGAGAAGTACAGTCTATTAAGTCTCTCGATTGGATGGAGGCGTGTTTTGAGTGGATCCGCAAACGAGACACCGCCTATACTTTAAACAATGCGGATATAGGAGAAAGCAAATGAGCAAATGGGAAAGCATGAAAGAAGTTGCCCAAAACGATCTTGAAGCTCTTAAACGAGCAGAGACTTCGTACGGTGATTCTTGGAGACGTCGTGGAGGTGTTGGTGCCTTTATGATGTTAGCACGTAAGTTCGATCGTATAGAACACCAGTCTGAAAAGCACGGGTGGGATATCTTCGAAGCAGGTGAAGTCTACAAAGGCGAAGCAGGTTTACTCGATGATATTCGAGACTTACGTAGATATTTATTATTAGTTGAAGAATACATTTTAGCTAATACTAATCAAGTTAGCGTTGAAGCTGACGATGTTAATTATGCCGCAGAAGATGGCAAGGAGGATTACTAATGAGTAATACAGATAGTTGGTGGAAAAAGTTTGTTAAATTTTTTACACCGTTACCAAAAGAAGAACTACAACCTAAAAAAGTTGTAAAGGAAGAAGTTCTTGAAAAAGCAATCAAAGATGCTGAAGTTGTTTTAAAGAAGTTTGACGACGAACTTAAAGCGGGGAACATCTATGAAGTGGTGCAGAAAGATCCTAAACGAGCTAGAACGAAAAAAGGAACATATAAGGCAGACGATAAGTCTACTCCAAATGTTAACGAAGCTTGGGAAGGTGGTAAAGCTCCTGCAAAAAAGCCAAAAGCTAAGAAAACTAAAGTCACGAGGATCAAAAAGAAAAAGTGATTTTACAAACCCCTATGTTCGCTCCAACAAGTGACTGGTCTATTCCAGAAGTTTTCCCTCAGTTTTCTGAGACAGAAACAATAGCAGTAGATTTAGAAACTTACGATCCACACCTCATGACTTGTGGTCCAGGATGGGCTACAGGTCGTGGGTATATCGTAGGTGTTGGTATTGCGACAGAGGGTTGGAAGGGTTACTTTCCTATCCGTCATCAAGGCGGAGGTAATCTTGACGAAGATATTGTATTACGTTGGTTACGCAACACTTTAGCATCGGAAAAGCGAGACGTTATATTTCATAACGCCTTATACGACGTAGGGTGGCTCCGTAGAGAAGGCGTACACGTAGGTGGTAAAATATTAGATACGATCGTAGCGGCTCCCCTAGTAAACGAGAATAGGTATTCTTATTCTTTAGATAACCTCGGTGAGTTTTACTGTAACGAAAAGAAAGATGAATCGTTATTACAAAACGCTGCTCTATCATTTGGGGTAAATCCTAAATCAGAAATGTATAAACTACCGTCTAAGTTCGTTGGACCTTATGGTGAGCAAGATGCAGCATTAACTTTAAAACTTTGGCAAAAATTAAAGATCGAAGTTCAAGAACAAGGGTTAGAAAAGATACTCGATATGGAATGCCGACTGATTCCTCTATTATTAGAAATGCGATGGCGAGGGGTTAGAATCGATGAACAAAAAGCTGATGATGTTAGTAAAAAGTTATCGATCGAAGAACAAAAGCTACAGGTCGAGATTAAACGTAAATATGGTGCAGAAGTTAATTTATGGGCTAATGCATCGTTAGAAGCTATCTTTGAAAAGAACAAGATATGGTTTCCTAGAACCGCAAAAGGTATGGCTAGTTTTCAAAAAGACTGGTTAGAGGGACATGAACACGAGTTACCACAACTTATTGTTCGAGCCAGGAAACTTAATAAAGCTAGAACTACTTTTATCGATAAGATGATTAAAGATCACTGCTTCGATGGTCGTATACACGCAGAAGCTCACGCTATGCGTAACGATCGTGGCGGCACGGTTAGTGGTAGATTTAGCTATAGTAATCCTAATCTACAACAAGTTCCTGCAAGAGATCCAGAGATCGGTAATTTAATACGATCTTTGTTTATTCCAGAGGATGGTTGTCAGTGGGGTGTATTCGATTATTCACAACAAGAGCCAAGGCTTACCGTTCATTACGCTGATCGAATGAACTTAGCAGGGGCAAAAGATGCGGTAGTTGAATATACAGAAAAGAACGCGGATTTCCACCAGATCGTTGCAGATATGGCTAATATACCGCGTAAACAGGCTAAGACGATTAATCTAGGACTTAGCTATGGGATGGGTAAAGAAAAGCTTATTAAAGAGCTGGGGATAGACGATACGGAAGCTGAGGGGTTATTTCAGCAGTATCATGCTAAAGTTCCCTTTATAAGAGGGTTACAAGATCAGTGTGCAAGGGTAGCCATGGAACGTGGCTATATACGAACGTTTGCTGGTAGACGTTGTAGGTTTAATCTATGGGAAGATAGATATGAACGTACTCTACCTCTACCGTACGAAGAAGCACAGGAAAAATACGGTGATAATTTAAAAAGATCATATACATATAAGGCTCTGAATCGGTTGATTCAAGGATCGGCTGCTGACATGACGAAGTTAGCAATGCTCGGTCTGTGGGAGGAAGGAATTGTTCCTCACCTACAAGTCCACGATGAGGTTGATATCTCAGTAGAGAACACTGAACAAGCTGACAAGATTGCAGAAATAATGGAAACTTGTGTAGAACTTGCAGTACCCCTACTAGTGGATAAGGAACTCGGAAGTTCATGGGGCGAAACAAAGGAAATAAAATGAAAGGTATCTCACAAGAAAAAGCTAAAGAATACTCTATTAAGTACAGACGAATGTACGAACAATGGGTAGAGAGCTCTACAACTCTAGAACAAATGGGTAGAGAGCATAATTTAACAAAACAACGTATGTGGCAGATTATTACACGTTGTAAACTCGGTGACGGTGATTACTACTATGGTACACAGATTGCTCGGAACAAATGGTCTGAGTTTAAAAATATGTACGATGACCTCGATCAGACTAAACGTGCTTTCGATGACTGGTTAAAAGAAAGAGACATCAAACTTATTGCTAATAACCAAAAAGCCGCTCCACATACTGGTTGGGACTGGTCGGGCTAGTACAGTGCTTTACTTTCTAAACTTTGCCTTTTATATTTAAGGTATATGTTTTTAGCAAGTAACACACAAATAGAACTACCGAACAACGGAGAGTGCAAGGTATGTTCGAAACCTTTATACGGACAAAGACGAAAGTTTTGTAGTGCCGAATGCGGTAACACGTTTCATAACGCTGAAGGCAAAAAACCGATCATAGATATTCCTCGATCATGTGTGTATTGTTCTGTTGAGTTTTTTAAGAATCAGACTGGATTATTAAATTATTGTTCTAAACATTGTCAAAAACAACATCAATATTCTAAAAATAAAGACCCTATGTCAACGTATGGCTCGGGTAAAAGAAAACAGGTTTTATCTGGTCATTATCAAAACTGGTGTCAATGTGCTTATGACGAAGCGGTTATAGATAACGATATTTTAGACCATATAGAATATCTAGCGACTGATGAACCTTACGTACAAGAAGATATGGAGTGGCTTGAACGTGTATTAAATGAAGAACATACAACACCTAGATACTCAGACGGAACTGTATACAAACCTGATCCTTTATCGTTTAAATTGAAAAAATGGAGAAATTATTGGTGGCGAGAACCTAATATATCTAAACATCGAAAACGAGCAAAATATTCAAACAGTCGTTCTTTTAATGAACGTTGGTCTATTTTAACAAAACGCTCGATTATGAAACGTTACCGTAAAATGAAATATGGCGAAAGAAAAAAATTTATGGCTCTTGTTAAGATCAAATCTGCCTGAAATACATTTACAACGAATTGAAACAGGTATGACAGGAGCAGGTGTTCCTGACGTTAACGGTTGTGCCAAAGGTAAAGAGTTCTGGATCGAGCTCAAAGAAATACATTCAGGTAATGCTCTTACTCTACGACCTATGCAAATATCGTGGTTAGCGAAACGTGCATCGTTTGGTGGTCAAGTTTTCGTTATGGCTCGTAAAAACGATGAGATTAAGCTCTACCATATCGACAGTCTTACAGGTATTCAAGACCTCGTTAAGACTGGTTATAAATCAAAAGCTCTTGTGACTCTTACGATTCCTTACGATTGGGACGCTCTTGTTAGTGCTTTACTTTCGTAGTTTTCGTACCTATAATGGTAAACGTAGCTAATAGGCTACGTGATTAACCAGTGCAGCCATGCACATTAGAAAGGAGAAAATTATGGCACACCAAGTAGAAACGATGGCTTGGACGGGGGATGTACCTTGGCACGGATTAGGTGTCGAGGTTGATTCTAACCTTAAACCATCTGAAATGCAGAAAGCGGCTCAGTTAGACTGGACAGTTAGCAAACGTCCTAGTTATACTATAGACGCTCCTGAGTGGAGTGACGATGTAGGTCTTATCCAAGCGGAGAATACCTTCCACGTTGTTCGAGATAGCGATAACCGAATACTATCGCATTGTGGTAGAGACTATGTCCCTATACAGAATGAAGACGTATTCAAGTTCTTCAAACGCTTTACGGATGCTGGTCATATGACCATGGAAACCGCAGGTAGTTTGAAAGACGGTGGAGAAATTTGGGGTTTAGCTAAAATCTCAGAAGACTTCGAACTAGCGGGTGACGACCTTATTAAAGGTTATTTGCTTATCAACCAACCACATATCGTTGGTCGAGCAATGACTATTAAGTTGACACCTATCAGAGTTGTTTGCAACAACACTTTAACGATGGCTTTACAACACGGTGGCACAGCGTCCTTCCGTATGCCACACGTTAAAGCATTCGATGACGATGTTATACAGATCGCAGAAGAAGCTCTAGGGTTATCTGCTGAGCGTATGACAGAGTTTAGAGAAGCCGCAAACTTACTCTCTAGGAAGAAAGCTAAACATTCTCAGTTCCTTGAGTTTGTAGGTGATATTTATCAACCTGATATGATTGCTGCTTATAGACACGACCAACAGCTCAAAGCTGAAGGTAAGTTGATAGGTATGCAAGAACCTCTTGTTGATCAATTTAACAAGTTTCCACTTCTAGCTGTTGACGCTTTAGAACAGTCTCCAGGTGCAAACCTGAAGTCTGCTAAAGGTACGTGGTGGGGAGCATTGAATGCTGTCACCTACGTTGAAGACCATTTACGTGAGTCTGTAACCGAAGGCAACGCTCTACATAGTTCATGGTTTGGTGCTGCGGCTAATCGTAAAGCCAAAGCTTTAGATTTAGCTGTGAAATATGCGGAGGCTGTGTAATGGCTCAAGACCCTAAATCATATTTAGTTGATGGTGAAGTTTTAGCCATGGTCTGGTCAGCATTGTATGAGGGAGCTAACGATGAGTTAGCTTCCGTCATACGTGACACGATGATTGCTCAGGGCTGTCAAGAACTACACGGTATTACTGATCAATCATTAATTTTAATGTTCTGGAAAAATTTCCTAGAAGAAAAAGGTCTAGTTGAGTTTTCCGACCCACCTAAGGAGGTGCACTAATGCAAGAACCTATAATAGAATCAGGTATACCTTTACCTGAGGATCAACGTTCGCAGACAAGCTATCCGTTTGCTAAGATGAAAGTAGGAGACTCGATCTTCTTCCCACTTAGCCCAAGCGATAACTCTCAGCGAATGAAGAACCGTTTAGCTCAAGCCAGTCGAGGCTTTGGCAAAAAACAAGAACCCGAATGGAAGTTCGTCATTAGATATCGTTTAGAAAACGAAATCTCAGGCGTCCGCGTTTGGCGTAGCTTGTAAACAGTCTGCCTATGAGGTACTCGTTATAGTGCTTTACTTTCACGTATTTCGTAGGCATACTATTAATAGTTGTTCTAACGCAAGTTAGAATTTGTTAACCAAAAGAAAGGAGAAAGATATGCAAACAGCAACATCTACATCTACCTCTGCAAAGAGAGTTCCTGCGAAAGCAGTAACAAAACCTTTGAGCAAAGCTAAAGTGACAGCAGTCCCGAAGCCTAGTTCAACAGGCAAAGGAGCTTCTAGAACTTTATATAAGTTCATAGGCAAAGTTCCTGAGTCTAAAGGTTTTACTCCGCAGATGAGAGCCTTGATCTTAACTGTTAGTGAAGCTAAAAAGAGTGATTTAGACTCTGCTAGTTTTACAGCACAAGATCTAGTATCTCTTGCAGTGAAGCAAGGCAATCTGACTACAGGTCAAGACCCGCTTAGAATCTTTAGATTTTATGCGAAAAGACTTGTTGATGAAGGCTACTTCGCAAAGGTATAATCTGTTAAGTGCATAACAATGTTTGTTGTGCACTTATTTTTTAGGGGAAAACGATGGAAATAGAAATAACTAAACAAAACGGATTAACGTTTAAAACCAATGTAGCAGTTTTAGCACGACACGTAATACACGCAATGTTAAAAGATCCGTTTATTGAAATTAAAAACGAGGATGCTGAACTTTTTGAAAAAGCAGTACATAACGTTATGTATGAAGCAATCGATAATCTTATAGAGGAAAAACATGGCACAAGTTAAATATGCAACGGTTGAGCTATTAGAAACTCTTACACAAAAAGCCGAAGACTCTGGCAAAAACAGATACCCTGACGTAGGGATTGTTAACGGAGCTTTACTCGAATTAGGTTACGATTTAGAAAAAGTCAAACTACCAATTACTTACACTTTAGATCATAACGATATAGAAGTTAGAGCTATGTTTGTAATTCCAGGACCTGATCCAGAAGCAAACGAGCGATTCTTTTTAGATATGGAATACGAAGATTATAACAATCTACCTTATGTTGATTTACCCAACAATATCCTGTCAGACGAATTATGATTTATCGATTATTAACAGTATTTATCATTACAGGCTGTGCGGCATACGTTCCAGAAACTAAAGAGTGGAACGATCGATATGATCCTGCGGCTTGGCGTAAACAGTTTGAAGAATGTCGGGATAGGTTGTATACAGCTTATCCTGAAGAAGTGCAACGAGATGAATGGTCAAAATGTATGGAGAAAAACTATGAACTTAAAGAAAGCTAAATTATTACGCAAAGTGTTAGCAACAGGTGGAGCTGATTGGCGAGACGCTAAACACGTACAAACAAAAGATCGGTTTGGTACTTTACTACCTACGATCTTTTTAGACCCAAAGTGCGGTCGTGCAATATATCGAAAAACAAAAACTATGGCACGAATGAGGGGTTCTTAATAGTGCTTTACTTTGCTAACTTTCGTACTTTATACTATAAGTATGTTTACTAGAACAAGTTTGATAAGTCCAGAGAGATTCATATGATTACTCCATTAAATAATGATACCGAGCGGAGTTTTTTAGTTAGACCGCTCACCTCTCTGGCACAAAACGTGGTGCTGACAAGATTCACGAGGTCAGTTAAATGAGACTTGTTAAATACTCAAGCCACAACCAGTCAGCCATCGGGTGCGAGAAGGTTATCCCGAGAAGTGACTCAAAACTACTAGACCTTCAATGTGGTGATGTCCCGATCCTTGTAAAAGCCTGTACTTTCGAGTCGGTTAGGATGAACGGAGGTATATGTGGAAACCGAGTTCCTCTCATCGCCACACTTTTTACAGTTCCATGTGGATAGAGGGTTACACCAGAAAAATCCTGACTAGCGTGTGTAATCAAATAGTCAAAGCAGGTCGCACCTGCGATGCACATTGTTCCCTCACTTTAATTGCTCTCTACTTTAGCAGGTATGAGTTTTGAGAATAAAATAAACTCATCCATTTATTAATAAGAAAGGAGAAATATATGGATAAAGAAATAATGCAAATGATCGATACGCTTACACGTAGTCTCGATTTATTAGTTGATACGCAACGTAAAACACAGGAGTTTATGCAAGCACAACTCGATGTGAATAATATGTTGATACAACGTATTAAAAAACTCGAGGTCGAAGCTAACGTAATCAAAACAAAAGAACCTGTTGCGATTAACGATATCTTCGATACGATGATTAACCGTTTCAAAAAAGAAGGTGAAGATGCCACGAAAAGCTAAACCCAAGTTTGATTTAAACCCTATAGAACGAGCTGTTGCGACGATCGCTATTGCTTTAGAGCCTTATATAGCTGATCAAACGTCTGAAGAATATTTAGCACGTATGGATCGTAATAGAGTCGAAAGGGGTATAGCATTATTATTTGATACATTAGAAGCCGATGACGTTATCGATTATGAAAAAATAACCGATGCTATGTTAGAAGGTTTCGATTATAAGGAGGACTTATGACACAACATAAGGCAGTCGTTGAGCAACAACGCGAAAAACTTGCACAAGAAGAAGATAATAACAAACTAGTTTCATATTATTATCAAAAAAGTCCAACAACGCATTATCGCGAACTTAAATATAAAAGCGGTCGAGTTGTTACAACAGATTTGAGTCATAAAAATGATGATATTTAGAGAAACTTTTTGGAATACAGCTTATTGGGAAGAAAGAGGAATTGAATATTGGCTTGACTTTTTGTTTGTAGAAAACATCCAGTGGCAAATATTAATTCCTGCTGTTTTATTAGGAATGTGTTTTGCATTAGTTGTATATAAATTAATAAAAATTACGAGGATGACTAAATGAGTGATTTCAATATGATGGGTGCTGTAGGTTATAGAATCTCACATACGGACGAATCACAAGATTATCCGATTGCTACCATTAAAATAGCATTTAAGCTTCCTGAGGGCGAAAACGGTCGAATCGAAATGTTTCACGTTCATGAAGCTTTACGCAGGATGATCGATAAAAAACAAATAGCTTTTGATTTAAGTCTACCACCTACCGAACCACCTAAAACTTGGAGTAATAATGAAAGTAATTGATGATATAGCTGATTGGGCGGAAGTCCGTGGTCTACTTTATGGTCCCGATATACAACCTGAAAAACAGATGTTGAAACTTGTAGAAGAAGTCGGTGAAACAGCTCGAGCACTCGCTTACGATGATGCACCTGGATTAAAAGACGGGATAGGGGATTGTGTTGTTTGTTTGATCGTTTTAGCCGAACAAAAAGGTTTAACGCTCGAGGAGTGCATGCAAGCCGCTTACGATGAGATATCTGGTCGTACAGGTCGATTGGAAAACGGTTTATGGAAGAAACAAGAAGACCTCTAGGTTTCTTGCCTTCTAGTACTGCTTTACTTCGCGGTACTCTTAGGCATACTTGTATTAGTTATTAAATGGTTTAATAACATTAACTAGAAAGGAGAAAGATATGGATATTGAAAAAATCCAACAACAGGTGGCTGACCTTAAAAACAATGTCAGTTTATTAGAACATGCTACAGTCAGCGAATTTAATTCAGACTTACTGACTTCATTACATCGTATTACCGATGTTTTAGATGATTTACAGCCTCGAGTAATCGATCCTGCTGATTTATCGAAAGAAGCCGAGCAAAAAGTACTTAATACATTATCTGAGCTAACTGCTCGTATCGATAATATAGAAGCTCGTGAGTACACTGAAGAAGGTATCGAAGATATCGCCAAAGGTGCTATCCAAAATATGGATTTCAGTGCCGAGTTAGACGACGGTAGTTTATCAGTGTGGGCAAGATGATACACGGACTACTTATCGACCCGTTCGAGCAAATTGTTACCAGAGTAGAGTTGTCAGAAGACTCTACTCTAGCTGACGCTAAGAAATTTATGCAACTTGAAGGACCTATTGATATTGTTACATTAACTGATGATACGATGGTCATAGTTGATGATGAGGGTTTACTTAAAGATGAAGTATTAGGTGGTCAACGATATTTCAAACTATCAGAGTTCCATCAGCCATTAGCAGGTCGTGCCATTATTGTTGGTTATGATGATGAGGGTGCGACTATTAGCGGTAGTTATAATGCTGATACGATCGAGTGGATGCCTGAAGATCATGTCGAAGAACCTTTTATGCAGTTTATACCGATTCCCGATGAGAAGGAGATGCACTGATGAAACAAGAAAAATTAATTATTTCTTATCATTTATTTGTTCCATGGATACATGAAGAATACAATCGAGCTGATTTATTAGAAGCTTGGTCTAGTGGTGAGTCTCCCGAAGACCATGCACTAAGTATTGCAGGTTGTTTTCCTATAGGACATTTTAATAATTGGGATGAAGTAAAACATCACTGGGACGACATACCTTATGACGGCAGTAAAGATACTGACGACTTAAAATTTAAAACTTGGTCTGAGTTTTATGACCATGATGGTTATGTTGACGGTTTACCTGATACTTTAGATGTCGAGTGGGATTACGATGATAAGCACTTTACACCTATATCAGTAAGATGAGGTTTGTACCACAACTAAGCGAAGAACAGGTCAAATTTTGGGTAGAAACCGAAAATATCGATTATGTCGAGATTATTAAGTTGATTGCTAATGGCGAGATGAGCCCTAAAGCATTAAATACTGAAATATTTGATAACGAAAACTGGGATCCAACGGAGGAATAATTATGGGATTAGATTGTTATATTAAACACGACGACTGTGAGACCGATTTTACTTACGAAGATGATCCACGTATAAAAAACGTGAACTTAATCGGTGGGATGATGAGCGGTCACGGTGCCGACGGATCGTTTCGAGGTAAATATTATGAACCTTTAATGGATGAGTTGATGCAAGAAGATTGTATATGGCATACAGAAGAGAGTATTCATATTCAAACGTCTGAGTTAAAAGAACAAGCTCAAGCTCTAGCTGATTTATTACATGCGATCGAATCAGATGCTAAAGAAGAAGAACGCACTTTAGAACACGATACGATAATTTATCAAACACATCACGGATCACCGTATGAATATAATTATCAAGAAGTCAAAGACTTAGAATTGTTATTACGTTGTGCGAGTGAGTTTAATGCGAGAATGGTTTGTTGGTGGTAGTGCAGGGCTGCTTTTATTCGCTAGGCTCGGCTTTATACTATATATAAGTAAAAAATAACTAAGGAGATTTACTATGAGTGATAAAACTAAACCACTTTCGATTCACGAGTCGAATTTATTCTGGACTCCAGAAAGTTCAGAAGAGTTGAACGCTTACATCGATAAGCATATACCTGAAGAGGCTGTACTGATGCATATGGCGTGTGCATTCCAGCAGAACTTGATTGTTAACACCGTATTGAAGTACGGTATTGAGAACACCGAGTTTGTTGCCGCTAAACCATTGTTTACGAAGAAAGAAGCATGACCGACTGTACTCTATGTGACGAACCTATTAGCCAAGGACGAAGAAGCCTTGGCTATATGACTTGTTTAGGTTGTGGTGAAGCCGCAGCCAACGAGTTAGCGGAACAGCGTAAAAAACAGATTGCTCCAGTGTATAACAAAGGAGCTTATCAATATATAACTGAAAACGATTTAGAGACTATCGGGAGGTAGCTCTATTACTGCTTTAATTCGGCTTGGTCGCAGTTATACTATATATAGTTAAAAACTAACCATTAATTAGAAAGGAGAAAGCAATGGAAAAAGAACTAAAAGAAATTATCGATATGTTGAATAAAAACGAACGTCGATTAGTCGGTGAGGATGGTGGAATGGCTTTGAATGTACTCGCTACCCATCTATCGCCTGTTGGTATTATAAATGCTGGTCGTATCGATTATGGCTTCGGTGGTGTTTGTGATCTTATAATACGAATCTATAACTACGGTGATTGGAAATTTGTAGTCCAGGAAGATGTTGATGCAAAACCAGTGCATGACGGTGGTACAGTGTATACAGGGACTGTCGATTTATATAATATCAATAGCAGGGCAGTATGAGAGACCCAGACAATATGTTATTGTTCTTTATGTTCGGCTTAGTGGCGTTAGTGATAGCGTCGTACGTTGCTTTATTTCCGCTAATTCCTAGCTATACTATATATAGTTAAAAAATAACTTTTAGCGATTAACTAAGAAAGGAGAAAGATATGAGAATATTAACTAAAGAAGAGATTGATGCTTATAACCAAGGTATCAACGACGCGAAAGCAGGATTACCTTGTGACGCATCGAAAACACGGGTAACAGCGAACTACTTCGGAAAGTATGTCAACGATTACTATGACGGTTATACAGCAGCAGAAGCAGGGATTAAGTTACATACTAGATACCCTGAGAATGATTCTACCGTGGTAGAATTAGAGTATGAGGAGTGCTTGATGTCAGAAGACGCTTATTACGAATCAGCGTTAGCATGATGAAAGAACTATACGATAGAATACAAATAGAACTTGATAAACATCGAGTTGACGAATGGCATTCAGTTATACCATTATCAGAGGATGGAGCGTCTTTAGTTGATGATATGACCGAGGTGAGTTATCCAGGAGGACACCAACAAAACGGTTTATTCTTACACGAGAATGAGCAGTCTATGATTAATCCGAAAGATGCATATACGACAGTTGCTTACGGAATGATGTTAGAAGATAACGATTATATTTATAATATATTCGCGGTCAGTGGAGGATGTGAACATCATGAAGGTCATATAGCTCAGATTACGAGACACGATAAACAAAAGAAAGAACCTACACAAGGTGAAACTTTCGGAGTTACGGAGTCAGCGATCTACTACGACGAAAACGGAATGTAAGATTATCTAATCTTTGCCCTCGGTCAGCGGTGCGTTGGTCGGGGGTTTTTTATGTCTATCATGTTCTATTAATCTATGTGTATTGTTATTCTCAAAATTAAAAAAGTTTTTCAAAAAAGTTTTTCAAATGTACTAATATCTCTAATAAACTAATAGATTCGTTCTGTAAGTCTCTTGGTTACTCTATTCTTTGATTCTGCAAAACTAATAGAATTCTATTACTCTATTAGAAACTATGGTAAGATTACCTAGAGGGCATGAGAAAACTATTTATTTGATAATAAAACTAATATGATTGTAATAACTTTATGCGAAGCTCGGAGGTAGAATGAAACAGCTGACATACACGTCATTAATGCCAACAGAAGATGGTAAAGGATTCATTGACGATAGTGGTAAGATTTGGCAGCCACTCAACTCTAAACAAAAGAAATTTTGTAAGGAGTACTTCAAAGGACAAACAGCTACTGAAGCCGCGATAAAAGCAGGGTATACGAAGGATCGCAAGGGTGCGAAGACACAGGGAAGTGTATTACTAAATCATAACCCAGTTGTAAAGAATTACTTGATCGACTTGGAAATCGCAGCTTCGGAAAGAGATGCAGTTTCCCTGGAAGCACACCTCTCTACTCTACACGACCTTAGAGAGGAGGCGAAGGACCAAGGTCAAATATCCGCAGCCATCACAGCCGAGGTCCATCGAGGGAAGGCAGGTGGACTCTACATCGATCGACGTGAAATATTAACAGCGAAAATCGATCTGATGTCCAAGGACGATATACTCGATCGACTCGAAAACCTTATTAAGAAAAGAACTTTGGATGCAAAAGTTGTTGAAGGAGAGATAGCCGCGGACTAAGACTCGTGCGAATCGCTCCTGGTGGCATAATCCTGGACTCTTTTTAGTGCTTTACTTTCGCTTGTTTGTAAGCAATAATATACTTATCTTAAATAAAGGTTATTTAAGAATTAACTAAAGAAAGGAGAATTATTATGATAGATAAGAACTATCAAGCAGGAGCCCAAAGAGGGTCAATTAACTACGACGCAGTGATCACTTTGATCGCTACGCCAAAAGGAAAGTTCCCACCTCAAGCAGGGAAGATCATCGAAGCGTTAATCGCTGCGAAAGATCACACCATGACGGTGGGTGAGCTGATCGGCACTGACGGTTCGACCGAGAGTGCATTGGTCAAAGCGGGACTGCAAACAGTCCAAGAGCCGAATGACATTTGGGCTCATTATAGAAAACGCTTGATCGAGGAAAAGCTGATTACTGTCAGCTAACCACGGTTAACGAACGAGGGGACTTCGGTCCCCTTTTTTGTGTCCGCTCTACTCTACGCTCTACTCTATCACTCAATCTACTCTATCACTCTATCCCTCACACTCTATCCCATTCCCTTCCCCTCTACTCTATATATAATAAATACATTCGAGCGAATCGCCCAGAAAGAAAAAACATTCGTGCGAATCGGGTAAATAAAAAATAAAATCGCTAAAATCGTAAAAATCGCTAATAAATAAATAATTAAATAAACGTATATATATGTATACAAGTAAAGTAGTTTATTGTTATACTAGGTTATTGATTAGGCAACTAGGCTACCTTATCAATACTTAACTAACTAATAGCCTAAGAGGTATCCAACATGGATAACAAAGCAAAAGATAGATTAGCAGTCAAAACGGCTACTGCTAATGTAGATAAAAGAAAAGCCGATATAGATAACATTGCCCCTATTGGTAAAAGCGGTGGCGGTGTTGCTCAATCAATGGTCTTATCATTAACTGATAACGCCATGAATGATAGAGGTATTGCCCCTAGACAAGTACAACTTGTCTTAGCTTACCTTCATCTTTTAGGTGGTAAAGCTACAGTCAAGCAAATAGATGACTTTAGCGTAACTGCTGAGGATAGTATTGCATGGGTAACTGCTAGCGGTGATGCGTACGAACAAACCCCTAGTAAAATACTACGTACCTACATATCTAAAATGAAAGGTACTGATGCTTGGAACAAATCCAATGGTATCAAACCACTAGTTAGCTAACCTCTAGCTACCTTACCTAAGGGCTACATTCGTAGCCCTTTTTTATGCCTACGATATAACCTACCCCCTACACAACGCACACACATACACCATACACATAGGCTAGTCTTAACCCTAGCCCATAAGTATACGACCTACCTTACCTGCCCTTAGAACGCTCCACAGTAACCCCTATACCCCCCTTTTTAAGTTAGCCGCGGGTCCCACCCGCCCTCCCTTGGTGTTGCGTCCTTGATTGCAAGTACTTTACAAATAAGTCCCTGTGATAAAAATTTTGCGAAAAAATTTTTTACGATTATACTTTTGAGATGGATTTGTTAGACGGTCTTACTAATTACATTATTTCGAAACAGGAAGGTGAGTTTCCTGGACCTTTACTCGTACAACCTGAAGTTAAAACTTCTCCTCGTGTTGATCGAATAAATGAGATTATGGAAGAACTTGCAGACCCAGATCAACCGATAGGACAATCTGCTGCACAACTTGATTTTTTAGAAAAACTAAGACAAGACGATAGAAAAAGATTTACTCCTAACTACATATTACAAAAAGATTATCAAAAAAGTCCGTATAGTTTCTTTTCAGAAGGTTACGACCCTGATATAAAAACAGACTTTAATCCTGAACTCGTTAATAAAGAATATAAAGATTTTATTAACTTCTTTCTAGAAAATGTTAAAAAACCAGAGTTCAACGATATTATCGGCTCTCAAACACTATCTCCGTTTGCACAAGAAATTATGCCTTCTGTTTTACAATACGAAAAACAACACGACGGAACATACCCTAGAGATTTATTTGATCTGTTTCAAAACGTAGTAACAAAAGATGCGTAATGGGTTTTAAACTTAGCTTGGTTCTTGGAGGTCTATTGGCGGCATCTTTGGCGGGTTCGTGGTTCTTATTAGACCAGATATCCACGCTCAAAGGTAATCAGATAATCCTGGAATCAAAAATATCCGAGCAAAACGAATCCATCAAACAATACCTAGCAAAACAAGAACAGCTGTCCGCGAGTCTTGGTACGTTAGAAGCCGAAAAACAAAACGCACTTCGTGAAGTAAATAAATTAAGAAACACATTTGCTAAGCACGATCTTGATAACCTTGCACTAAACAAACCTAAACTTGTTGAGAAGATGGTTAACCGTGGTACTAAACGAGTAATAGATAACCTTGTAGAGTTGACCACGGTCAGCGAGGAGGAGCCGAGTGGATGAAGAAGGACCGATTGAAAAAATTTAGTATTATTGCGTTGTTCGCGGTCAGTGGTTGTTCGCTCTTTCCTACTGTAAAACCTGTAGATGTGAATACGATCGCATTACCTGCTCCGATGTACCACCCACCGTTACCTATGGAAATCCAAGCGACCGAGGTAACATTTGAAGTGTTAACTCCAGAGATCATGGAAGAATACCTACAACTCGTTAAAGACGGTAAAGCTCCTGCGGTTGCATACTATGCGTTGACCACACAACAATACGAAAACCTTTCGATGAATATGGCAGAGATCACACGCTACACAAAGAACATTTTAGCGATTGTAGAGTATTATAGGGAATACGATGAGCAAGGGGAGTAAACGTAGACCAGAAAAAGGTAATCAATACCAAGATAACTGGGAAAAAATATTCGGGAAGAAAGATGCCAAAAACAGTACCAAAGTTCAAAGAACCATTAATCTTCGGGTATCACATCCACGCTAGACCTGAACTAGGCGAGATCAAATGGCAATGGGCTGATCAACGTAAACAGTTTTGGGAAGATTGGATTCCTAAAGATAAAGATCTAATTATTCATACTCAACTATCCGCGGACCACGAACAGTTGTTCAGGGATGCGTTTTGGGAGGATATGGAAGATGAAATACGGAATACGAAAGATAGTCTAAATTTCAGGGCTAGGCAGCGACGAGCTAAGAAAAAAGCTACCGCGAACCAAGGATCCCACCCCTCACCCTAACTACTTTACTTATTCGTAAAACACAACGTTTTACATTTTATTGGTAGTTAGCTTATACTTCGATGATGGCGGATCTTGATCGTATAACCGAATTACTATTATCAGAAGATTTTGGTGCTGACGTACCTGATTCTTTAATGGGTCGAATGATTCCTGATACCGAACCTACACTAAATCCTTTATTAGAATTATTAACCGACCGACAAGGACAAGATGATTTTTTAATGATGATGGCAGGACTTCCTAAAAAACCCGCTAAAAGTGCAATCAACGTAGGGATGCAAAGATTTATGTTACCTGTAGATGAAATAGCAAGAACAGCTACTACAAGGTCAGGAGCACCAAAACTTACAGGCGAAGCGTTAAAACGACAAAACATGATTAACGAAGCATACCAAACAGCTAACCCTGCTCCTACGTTAGCTACTATGTATCAAAAAGCTTTAGATCAAATACAAAAAGCAAAAGAACTAGCTAGAGATACGATTGGCATGAAAAACCCAGCAGGACAAATAAAACAAGCCGATGCAATGGAAGCAGCAGCATTAAGAGAGATCGAACGAATAAGAAAAGCAGGAGGCGGTAAACTGCCTGATTTAATGCCTGATAAATTAACTCCCGAACAAATACAACAAGCAATGCGAGAAGCAGGTCTAGGAAGCTTATTTAAACCCTAAATGACATCTAACGCAGATAAGTTAGCAGCTTTACGAGAAATAGATGTTTCTCATTTAACTAAAGCAGAAGCTAAAGAATTTACGATTCTTTTAGAAGAACTAGAAAAACGTGAATTTCAAGAAAAAGCCACAAGCACCTTTATGGATTTTGTTAAATCTATATGGCAAGAATTTATTAACGGTGATCATCACGTTAAAATGGCGAAAGCTTTTGATGATATCGCTACAGGTAAACTTAAACGTTTAATTATTAATATGCCGCCTAGACATACAAAGTCTGAGTTTGCATCACATTTGTTCCCTGCGTACCTATTAGGTAAAAATCCTAAATTAAAAATTATAGAAGCAACCCATACCGCTGACCTTGCGGTTAACTTCGGACGTAAAGTTAGGGATTTAATTGACGGAGAAGAATACGCGGCTTTATTTCCTGAAACAGAACTAAAAGCAGATAGTCGTTCTGCAGGTAAATGGTTAACAAATAAAGGCGGTGAATATTACGCAGCAGGTATTGGTGGTGCATTAGCAGGAAGGGGTGCGGATTTGTTTATTATTGACGATCCACATTCGGAACAAGACGCTATGTCCGATAAAGCGATGGACGAAGCTTACGAATGGTTTATGGCGGGTCCACGACAAAGGTTACAACCTGGAGGTGCAATCGTTATTGTAATGACCCGTTGGAATAAAAAAGATCTTACAGGGCGGTTAGTTAAGAAAATGGCACAAGATCCTGGAGCAGACCAATGGGAAGTTATTGAGTTTCCTGCAATATTACCAAGCGGTAAACCTTTATGGAATAATTTTTGGAAATTAGAAGAACTCGAAAGTATAAAAGCATCAGTTAGTCCAGGAAAATGGGCGGCTCAATATATGCAACGACCTACAGGTGAAGGTATTTCGATTATACCGAAAGATTGGTTTATGATTTGGGACGCAGAAAAACCACCTAAATGCGATTATCTAATACAAAGTTTTGATACCGCGTTTTTAAAATCAGAAAGAGCTGACTATACTGCTATAACAACGTGGGGTGTATTTTATCCTGAAGGTAAAATAGGTGAAGAACACTATCACGGGGATGAAGCTCATTTAATTTTGATTGATTGTATAAAAGAACGTTACGATTTTCCCGAATTAAAAGCTGAAGCGTTACGTTTGTATGAATATTGGCAACCTGATACAATTATTATTGAAGCAAAAGCTAGTGGTTTGCCATTAGTACAAGAATTACGTAGAATCGGTATACCTGTAAATACTTTTTCTCCTGGAAAAGGACAAGATAAAATAGCTAGACTAAATTCTGTGTCTCCTATTTTTCAAGATGGACGTGTTTGGATTCCAGATAACCGTTGGGGCGAAGAACTTATGGATGAAGTTTCTGATTTCCCGAACGGTGAGAACGATGACTTAGTAGACGCAACGACTTTAGCGTTAGCTAGGTTCAGGGAAGGCGGGTTTTTGACACTTTCGAGTGATTATTTTGAAGAGGAAGAACCCTATCAAGGCGAAAGGGTTTATTATTGAGGAAAATCATACTATGATGTATTACCATGGCTATTGAAAAACAACCAATTCCTATGCGTTCTCGTTCTGAAGACCCAATCGAACTAGAATTAGTACAGCAACCCGACGAAGAAACTGAGCTTTTCGTTCAGCCTGACGGTTCTATTGTGCGTGGCAGCGACATGGAAGAAGAAACACCGTCTAAGTTTGGCGAAAACTTAGCAGAAGTTTTAGACGACCGTGAATTAAACACTATTGCCGCAGAATTAGTTTCATCTTACGAAGAAGATTTAGATTCTAGAGACGATTGGTTTCAAACATACAGCGAAGGTTTAGAATTATTAGGAATTAGTTCTGATTCTAGGTCACAACCTTTCGTTGGAGCTTCAGGAGTACATCATCCGATCCTTGCTGAAGCAGTAACACAGTTCCAAGCACAAGCTTATAAAGAAATGTTACCCGCAGGTGGACCTGTAGATACAGAAGTTTTAGGAATTACCGATAATGCTAAGATGGAAAAGGCAAATCGTGTAAAAAACTTCATGAATTACCAAATTACGTACAAAATGGAAGAATATGACCCAGAAATGGATCAATTACTCTTTTATTTGCCGCTTTCTGGCTCCGCTTTCAAAAAAGTTTACTACGATCCCGCTTTAGGACGTGCAGTTGCACGTTTTGTTAAGTCAGAGCACCTTGTTGTTCCGTATTACGCAGTAGATTTACTTACCGCACCAAGAATTACCCACGTAATTCATATGAACGAGAACGAATTACGTAAATTACAAATTTCTGGGTTCTATAAAGACACCGATATGATGTCTCCGACCAGTAATCCTGATTTAACGGAAGTAGATGATAAAATTGACGAACTTCAAGGGTTAACTAGAACAATAAGCGACGAAGAATTTACATTATTAGAAATGCACGTTAATTTAGATCTTGAAGGGTTCGAAGATGTAGACGCTAACGGTGAAGAAACAGGATTAGCGTTACCCTATATCGTTACAATCTGTAAAGATAATAATAAAGTATTAGCGATTAGACCTAACTATGATCAAAACGATCCTATGCGTAAAAAAGTTGAATATTTTACTCATTATAAGTTTCTTCCAGGATTAGGTTTTTATGGTTTTGGTTTAATTCATATGATGGGTGGATTAACTAAATCAGTTACTTCTATTTTACGTCAGTTGATTGATGCAGGTACACTTTCTAATTTACCCGCGGGATTTAAATCAAGAGGACTAAATATTCAGCGTCATGATGATCCGTTACAACCTGGAGAGTGGCGTGATGTCGATGCTCCTGGAGGTCGATTACAAGACGCGTTTTTACCACTACCTTATAAAGAACCAAGCGGTACATTAGCTACATTACTAGGGGCTTTAGTTGATTCAGGAAAAAGATTTGCAGCAACCGTAGAAAATCCAACAGGCGACGGTAATTCCGAAGCTCCTGTAGGCACAACCGTAGCATTAATGGAAAAAGGGCAACGAGTAATGTCCGCAATCCATAAAAGATTACATTATGCACAAAGATGTGAGTTTAAAATACTAAAAAGAGTATTTGGTGAGTTTTTACCGCCTGAATACCCTTATCAAGTACAAGGTGCTTCCGAAAACGTATTTAAACAGGATTTCGATGGTTCTGTAGACGTTATACCAGTTTCTGACCCTAATATCTTTAGTATGACACAAAGAATTACGTTAGCTCAGACACAATTACAAATGGCACAAGCCGCACCTGAATTACACGACTTACGTGAGTCGTATAAGAAGATGTATATCGCATTAAACATAAAAGATATCGATGCACTACTTCCACCTGAACAAGAAGTACCTGCACGTGATCCTATTAGTGAACAACAAG